TCAAAAAGTCTTCTACGACGTTAATCTTAATTACAATCAAGGCAAATCCGAATGGAGTGATGTTCCACCATTTAAGAACTGCGGTGAAAATCAATACACTCAGGACGATGAGAATTTTACGCAACATAGCGATCTAAACGAAAAATACGGACTAAGACTTGACTATCTTGGTGATTGGGCAGTGTTATGCCATGAGTGCTCCAAAAAATTCAAGACTGTGGTTGTTCCTATTGAAGGAGTTGAACGATGATTGGATATCCAGCAGATAGCAAACCACATATCAAATGGAATCACATTGATGGACCATTGTTGGTTTGCCGTGATGGAACACCACATTGGTTGACTATGCAAGAACGACTTTGGTTGAGACTGGGATTTACCAACATTAACCAGTTGGATGAAAAATATTGTCAAGAACCACAAAGGGGATAAGGTATGAACGAACGAATTCGAGAAGTTTTGTCAGCCATCCGCGCGCTTAACAACGAGGTGCCCCGTGGATGAAAAGACGCGAGAGTTGGTGGAGAGGTTGAGCGCGCTAGATCACAGCTTCGTTCCTTACCCAAGGTCAGGCGGTAGCCCGCAAACGGTAGGCAGTGAAACATGGAAACTGATCTGCACAGGCGAACAGCGTGGCGCGCTGTCTGATGCAATCGACGCCATCCGCGCACGGGGGGAGAAGCCGTGAAGATTCCAGAGATAGTATTGTTTGCATACCAGACCAAAGGCGAGGCGCTTGAGGTTGCTAATCATCAAGAGGATGTTGAGGTAGCGACTGTCTACATCAAGAAAGGAATCAAGAAAGGATTCAGCCTCGCTGAAGTCCCTGTGTGTTATCTGATGCTGCCGAAGGAGAAGCAATGAGCATCATCACCATAGACTTTGAAACTTACTACGACAAGGATTATTCCCTGTCGAAGATGACAACCGAGGAGTACATCAACGATCCAAGGTTTGAAGTCATTGGCGTAGGTATCAAAGAAGATGATGAACCCTCTAGATGGTTTAGTGGGGAAGATATATCGGTTGCTTTAAACAGTATTGACTGGGAAGACACCATACTGATTTGTCACAACATGATGTTCGACGGCGCGATCCTTGCGTGGCGCTACGGGATTTTCCCAGCTATGTATGTGGATACATTATGTATGGCACGAGCCATTCATGGTGTTGACGCGGGTGGTTCGCTCAAGGTATTGGCTGAACGATACAACATAGGAGCGAAAGGCAATGAAGTCATCGAAGCTATGGGCAAACGTAGAAGTGATTTTAGTCCTGCTGATCTTGTTCGTTATGGCGAGTACTGCTGTAACGATGTTGAGCTTACCTACAAGTTGTTTTACAAACTTCAGCCGTTCCCTAACAACGAATTGAAACTGATTGACCTGACCATCCGTATGTATACGGATCCAGTCTTTGAACTGAACGATAGTCTGTTGATAGCAAGGCTTGAAGAAGTTCGTACTGACAAAGAGAATCTTCTACGTGGTCTGATGGCAGGTTTGAATGTCTCTACTGAAAAAGAAGTCAGCGAGTTGTTGTCCAGCAATAACAAGTTCGCAAACATCCTAAACAGTTTAGGTGTATCACCGCCGCTCAAGATAAGCCCTGCGACGGGTAAGGAGACCTACGCGTTCTCCAAGACAGACGAAGGGTTCCTTGCATTGAAGGAACACCCAGATGAATTTGTACAGGAGTTGTGCAGAGTTAGGCTTGGCACAAAGTCTACAATCGAAGAATCACGTATAGAACGGTTCCTTGATGTTGGAGAGCGTAACCGTGGGAAACTACCTATCCCGTTAAAATACTACGGCGCACATACTGGCCGATGGTCTGGCACCGAAGGTATAAATCTTCAGAACCTGCCTAGCCGTGACAAGACCAAGAAGACTCTTAAGAACGCGCTAGTGGCTCCACCGGGGCATTTGATAATCAACTGCGACTCAAGCCAGATCGAAGCACGCGTGCTTGCGTGGCTGGCTGGCGAGACAGATCTAGTCAAAGCGTTCCGAGAAAAGAGAGATGTCTATTCAGAGTTTGCTACCAAGGTATACAAACGCAAGATCACCAAAGCCAACGAGTTGGAACGGTTCGTTGGCAAGACTTGCATACTTGGTTTGGGTTACGGCACTGGAGCCAAAAAGTTAGAACTAACTCTCAAGACAAGTGCAATGCGTGTTGAGTTGGAAGAAGGCAAGGCTGAAGAGATAGTAAAAACTTATAGAAAAACCAACACTAAGATCCCTGACCTTTGGTACGAAGGGGATAAATTGCTGGCTAACTTATGCGGCTGGCCGACAGACGGACGTGAAAGCTATGAGTTCGGGAACTCATCAGTCATTGTGGATAAAACAGGAATACGTTTACCTAATGACCTATACATACGCTACCCCGGTTTGAATACAGAAACTAAAACCGCCGAAGAAAACCGCGAAGCAAAGTCCTATAAAGTTTATCAATCCCGCAAGGGTAAGGTAAGTATCTGGGGTGGTTCAGTCGTTGAGAACGTAGTGCAAGCGTTGGCTAGAATTATCATAGGCGAACAGATGCTCAAGCTGAAAGAACGCTATCGTGTAGCCCTGACGGTGCACGATGCTGCGGTGCTTGTTGTTAGCGAAAAAGAAATCGAAGAAGCCCTTGCATTTGTAACGGAAACTATGTCTACTGCACCTAAGTGGTGTAGTGATTTGCCTGTGGCTTGTGAGGCCAAATACGGCTTTAGTTATGGAGATTGCTAGTGTCTAAAATAAAAACTGATGAGTTGGATAAGAAGCTCGACTCCATGAACAAAGAAGAGACTAGGAAGTTTATCATCACCATGCTCACCGAGATGCTGGACATGGCACAACAGTTCGCAGCATCAGCAGCAGAGATGAGGATGGCTGTGCATGAGTCCATGCTTCTGATGTCCAAGGCTCCGCTCAAAGATTGCGAAGGTAAAGACGAGTGCGAGCCGTGTTACTGGCGTGGTTCGGTTGTAGGTCTGTACGATCAGATCGCTGCTAAGCCATTAGAAGTCGAAGACAGCATGACGCCAGAAGAAGCGATGAAGAAACTGAATACGATTCTCCGCAGTGACAAGATGTACGACGCATGATCAAGTGGTCATTCAGTGGCTTGAAGCAGTACCTCAACTGCCCAAGACAGTTCAACGAGGTCAAGGTGCTTGGGAATTTCCAAACGAAAGTCTCACACCAGATGGCCTATGGGACTGATGTACACAAGTCATTGGAGGAGTATGCTCGGGACAATAAAGAACTTCCGGTACATCATAAACAATTCAAATCTATTGTTGATGTTCTGTTGGAGATTCCGGGCGACAAATACATCGAACACAAGATGGCTCTACGGGCTGACAAAACCCCGTGCGATTTCGACGCACCAGACTATTGGGTGCGTGGCATTGTTGACTTGATGATTGTAGATGGTGATACGGCGTTCGTGGTTGATTACAAAACCGGATCGAACAAGTACCCTGATCCAAAACAGTTGAAGCTGATGGCGCTACTGACCTTCGCACATTTCCCAGATGTCAATCTGGTCAAAGGTGGTCTGCTGTTTGTAGTTCACACCAGCTTCTTACCCGACGATTATTTACGAGACAAGTCCGAGAAGTATTGGCAGGAGTTTGCTCCCGATCTGATGCGTTTGGAAATGTCTTTTAAACACAATAGCTGGCCCCCACAATCGAGTCCGTTGTGTCGGTGGTGTCCGGTAAACACTTGCGAATTCAGGAAGGCGTAATTATGGGTGCGTATGAAAGTTGGTTTTTTGTTAAAGACGGAGACCTGTATCTACACACTGAGAACGATGGCCCTGCCGTATTGAGGCGTGGGCTTGAGAAAACTGATGCGCGCTTGTGTTCGGTAGAAGAAGCCAAGAAACTTTATCCAAATGAATTAGCGAGAGCATTGGAGAAATAGATGCCATACACAAAGACTGCCAGACCATACAAACACGAGTACAAGAAACAGCTTGAGCGTGGTGAGCATGAAGACCGCATGGAGCGGCAACGTGCGCGGCGTAAGATTGACAAGAAGGGTGTGAGCCGTAAGGGCAAGGACGTGGCTCACGTCAAGGCGCTGTCCAAGGGTGGCAGCAACAAAGATGGTGTGCGACTAGAGCCGCCTAGCAAAAACAGATCGTTTCCTCGCAAGTCGAGTGGAGCAATGAAGTAACGTCGTAAGGCATGAGTGGACGTAAGCTGGTAATACAGCAAACCATGTCATCTAAGATTGGTAATTAAACTCTGCATAGAGCCTCCGTAGCAAGTCTTAGACGAGTGACTCCCGTAAGGAGTTTTTATCGTGATGCGAATCACGCAGTACAGTAGGTATAGTAATGGAAATTGTAGACGATATCGCAGTGCGTTTGACACTGCCCTCGGAGTATGCCGATAGAGTTCTCAGATGGGTTGGCAGGAGCGCGTTAGCGCAGGATTTGGGTTCAACCAAGTCTATCGTGGTCTATTGGGATCAGCGCGAAACAGAATACCTGACCAGAGTTGCAGATGAACTTCGACCCAACATGGCGTTGGATATTCCTTCACCATTGTTGAGAGATTACAAGTGGCCCGGTGTCCACAAGCCTTTTGATCATCAACGAGACACAGCGTCATTCTTGAGTATTCGTAGTAGAGCATTCTGTTTCAATGAAGCAGGAACCGGTAAGACTTCCGCCGCCATATGGGCTGCGGATTACCTAATGAATTTAGGATTGGTGAGACGGGTACTCGTAGTGTGCCCGTTGTCCATCATGTTCACGGCATGGCGCGATGAAGTGTTCAAAGCCGCGATGCACCGTTCGTGTTTCGTTGCTTACGGGTCGAACGAAAAGCGTAGAAGAATCATTGCTCACCCATACGAGTTCACCATTATTAATTATGATGGAGTCAACATCGTCAGTGATGCGATAGCCGACGCCAAGTTCGATTTGATCATTGTCGATGAGGCTAATGCTTACAAGACTGTGAGTACCAAACGCTGGCGTACCTTGTCCAAGTTGATAACGCCATCTACAAGATTGTGGATGATGACAGGTACACCAGCATCGCAATCGCCAATGGACGCGTTCGGCCTTGCACGTCTTGTATCACCCTTGCGCGTACCAAAGTATTCCACAGCATGGCGCGACACCGTGATGTATCCGAAGACACGTTTCAAGTGGCTTCCAAAATCTGATTCTAAGGAAAAGGTGTTTCATGTCTTGCAGCCAGCGATTCGGTTTAACAAGAACGACTGCCTCGACCTGCCACCTGTAACTTATCAGACTAGAATTGTTCCCTTGACAGTGCAAGCGCAAACATACTATCGCAAGCTGAAGCAAGAGATGTTAATACAAGCTGTTGGCGAACAAGTCAGCGCAGTCAATGCCGCTGCCAAACTAAACAAGCTGTTGCAGATATCTGGCGGTGCAACATATACAGATGGTGGCAACGTCATTGAATTCGACATTGGGCCTCGCTTCAAAGCACTGCGAGAAGTGCTTGACGAAACGTCCAACAAAGTAATAGTGTTCGTTCCCTATCGGCACACCATCACTGTCGTTGCGGAGTACCTTGATAACGAGGGCTTCACAAACGACATCATCATGGGTGACGTTACCCCAAAAGAACGCGCAAACATCATCACCAAATTCCAGACACAATCGGATCCTCATGTGTTAGTGATTCAACCGCAGTCAGCTTCTCATGGTGTCACACTCACCGCTGCGGATACGGTTGTGTTCTGGTCTCCAGTCATGTCGGTCGAAACATACTTACAATGTATCGGTCGTATTGATCGAGTCGGACAGAAGAACAAGATGACTGTTGTTCATTTGCAAGGCTCGGAAGTAGAGCGTCGTGTATACGACATGCTCAATAGTAAAGTAGATAGTCATAACAAGTTAATTGACCTGTACAAGCAGGAGTTGGAGGCAGAGTGAATACAGTAAACATCAGTAGTTTGGTTGCATCGTATCTTGGTATTCGATCACAGCGTGAAGCGTTGTCGAGACAATTCGAGGAAGCAGATGCTGCACTAAAGCAGGAACTATCAGGCTTTGAAGCGCAGTTGCTCGCAGCTTGCAACGATATAAATGCGAATAGCATCAATACCGAAAACGGTACTGTGATTCGCAAGTTGAATGAGCGATACATCTGCACGGACTGGGAACACTTTAAACAGTTCGTCAAGGACAACGATGCTTTGGATTTGTTTGAGAAACGCATCAATCAAGGGAACATCAAACAGTTGTTAGCGGAGTACCGCGAGCTTCCCCCCGGTGTGAACGTGATGCGAGAGTTTGGTGTAACCGTTCGTAAACCCAGTAAGGAATAGTAATCATGAGCAACGATCTAATTACGTCGATTAAGAACAGTATGCCCGTCGTCAAAGGTGAACTTGACGAAGACACCAAGGCGGTAGCTGGCGGTAACAGTGGTAGATTCAAGCGGATCTCCATCAAGGGTGGTGTGTTCCGCAAGCTAGTCAATGGCAAGGAAGTTGGCTCCATCGAAGACCGTCACATGAACGTGATCTTTGTCAAGATGGCGCACAACCCCGCACGTACCTATTACTCGCAGGGCTATCAGGAAGGAGCGAAGGTCTCGCCCACCTGCTGGTCGAGCGATAGCAAGACCCCTGACAATGATGTCAAGACGCCACAGGCACCTACCTGTAACTCTTGTCAGAACAGCGTCCAAGGTAGCGGTCAAGGTGGCATGGGTGCTGCGTGTCGCCTGTCGTGGCGCACGGCGGTCGTGTTGCCGAACGATCCGGGTGGTGATGTGATGCAGCTTGTGCTGCCAGCCACGTCGTGCTTTGGCAATGAAGATAATGGCCGGTATCCGTTCCGTCCGTATATTCAGATGCTGGCACAGAACAGCATCAGCGCAGGACGCGTTGTTACCAAAATGGCGTTCGACACCAAGTCGCCTGTACCGAAGCTACTGTTCTCTCCAGTCGCTCCGGTTCCGCAGGAAGACGTTGAGTTTGTGCTTGAGCAAGCCAAGAGTCCCATTGCGGAAAACGCAGTCAAGATGAACGTGTATCAGGGCGACTCATCTGCCGAAGCTGCGCCGCCGATCTATACATCTGAGCTTCCAACTATGGAAGAACCGAAGCTGCGTGAGATGAACAAGTCATCTGACGCTGAGCCAGAGGTTTCGGATATGGTCAAGCAGTGGGCTAAAAAGAAGAAGTGATTCATGCCACGGAACTACAGCGATAAATTTCTATACGAACTGTCGCAAGCGAACTCCGATAGACTCGGGGTTCGTCTTGGTCGCCTGTGCGTAGAGATGAATATCCCTGCTTCGTATGTTGCAGTTGCACTCAAGACTTCGCGTATGACTATCTACAGTTGGTTTCGCGGTAGAGGCGTAAGCGAAAATAAACGAGCCTTGGTTGAGACATTCATCAGATTGGTTGAGGACGATGCCAAGGTTGGCATGTTACCCGCCAAGAACATGGTCGATGCCAAGAACTACATACAAGAGATGTTGGGGGTATCCATTTGATTTGATGGTTGGTAGTTCTTCACCTCTCGCCGGGGGTAGCTCCCCCGGCGTTTTTTTCTACGGCGAATATGAAAAAACAATTTTACGAACACCTACTTCCATCGCAAGGTTTCTACTGTGTAGCAAAAATCGACAAGGACGGTAGCTTAGGCAGTCGGTTTGCAGAGAACCTTGATGATCTAATTAAAATAACGGACGAGTACAAAACAGCGGGGGCCAATGTTTACGTAACACCAAACTCATTCAAAGGATACAGTCGGCAAGCGAAGAGCGCGTTATGGTCGCGTTCGTTGTTCGTTGATCTGGACGTAGGGGCTGAGAAGGAATACAGCAGTCAAGAAGAAGCGTTGGCTGCGCTTGATGACTTCATCGCCAACACAGGTATGCCCGAACCGGTTCGGGTTAACTCAGGAACTGGCATCCAAGCCTTCTGGATACTCACGCAAGATATCCCGATTGAAAAATGGAAACCGCTGGCTGAATCATTTAAACAATTTTGCGTGGACAAGGGGTTGCTCATAGACCCCTCAGTGACAGCCGATGCTTCCCGGCTCATGCGTTGCCCAGACACTTTTAACTATAAAACAAACCCGCCCAGCCCGACCAGCGTACTGACCAGCTCGGTGGTCGTACATGAACTTGTTTATATAGAGTCAATTATTTTTGGGCGGGTAACTTCTAACACCGGGAATAATTCACCATCTATAGATGTTCTAGCCCAGATTCCGAAGGGATTGGATGAAGATACTGCCAGCATTGGTAACAAGGGCAAATTCGACGGCACCGAGAATTATTTTCAAGACGTGCTGGAGAAGTCCCTAGAAGACAACGGCTGCGCCCAGATCAAGAGATTGGTCGCTGCCCCGGCCAAGCAGAAGTACCCAGAATGGTTTTGGCTGCTGTCCATTGCCGCTCATTGTGTGGATGGCGAAGAGGCTGTACACGTCGTTTCGCAAGGACACCCCGGTTACGATTACGACAAGACGGTTCTTAAAGCCCAAGAAACTTTAAAGAATGATGCACCGCAGCGATGTGACACCATAGAGGGCGTTTACCCAAAAGGGTGTGATGGCTGTCACTTCAAAGGCAAGATCGGATCCCCTGTGGCGTTGGGCAAACGAGTCAAGCCACTACCTCCCGAGAAAATGCCTCCCGGCCTTCCTAAACTTCCCGAAGAATTGTTTCCGTATTCATGGGGTGCTGATAACGCCTTGTGGTACAAGCCGCCGATTGAGTATGACAAGAAGGGCAAGGAGGTAGATCCCCCCGCCGTCATGATCTGCCGACATATCTTTTATCCAACAACGCGCATCTTCAGCAAGCGCGATGGCGCAGTTCTTACAGTAAAAGTCATGCTCCCCAAAGATCCAGATCGGGAGTTTGATTTGCCGGTGAAGTACATATCCATTGGTAATGACAAGTTTAGAGAGTTACTTGCTAGTTACGATGTGATGCCTACACACCCAAACACAGCACTGATCCAAAGGATGGTTGACTACATGAGCAAATGGAATGATTACTTTATTAACATGAAAACCGCCGAGCAGATGCAGACCCAGATGGGTTGGACTGATCACATGGATTCTTTTGTCATTGGATTCAATGAGATTACCCGGAGCGGAGAGGTGCGTAAGACCGCTGCTTCTCCCGGTGTACGCAAACTTGCCAAGATCATGCCAGCTACCGGTAGCTTCCAAGTGTGGAAGAACTCAGCAAGGCAGTTAAACCAACCGTCGCTTGAGCCTATAGCCTTCGCCATGCTGTGCGCGTTCGGTTCCCCCCTGATGTCATTGACCAACACTCCCGGCGTGTCGGTGTGCTACTCAGGCCCATCGGGTGCTGGCAAGTCTGCGGCAATGTTGGCGGGGTTGAGTGTCTATGGAGACCCCCGTGGCTTGTGTTTGCAGGAGAACAACGCGACCGACAACGTACTTGTGGGGCGTATGCTCAACTTAAAAAACATTATGTTTGGTCTTGACGAGGTGCACTCCCGGCTTCCAGAACAGCTTTCCAAGTTTATCTTCCAAGTATCTACCGGCAAGCCCAAGGCGAGGATGCAGTCGTCCGAGAATGAAGAACGCGACATCGAAGCCTTTGCATCGCTTATCTCGTTGTGGAACTCCAACGCTGACGTGCTGGATATTCTACGCCAGTACAAGAAGAACCCCGAGGGCGAAATCGCCCGTTTCGTTCAGTTCATGGTGCAGACACCCAAACTGTTTGAACGGCACCCTGAGCTTGGCCCTATGATCATTGAGCCTTTCAACCATAACTACGGTCATGCAGGAATCGAATTCATCAAAGCCGTCTACGCTATGGGGTTCGATGAAATCAGCATCCGTTTGGCTTATTGGGGCAGTCGGTTTGATAAGTCGTTTGGAACGCACACCAAGTATAGGTTCTACCGTAGCTTAGTTAGTGCATCGTTTACAGGCGGGGAGATTGCCAACAAGGCCGACATCATTAGACTTGATCTTGAACGAGTTTATGAGGAAGTCATGAAAGCCATGATTGATTTCCGTGACCGCACTAACAGCAACGATGCTAATTACCCTGACGAGTTCAATACCTTTATGAACGACAACCTGCACTCGTTCTTGAAGATGGACGGCGACACCATTATAAACTTTCCAACCCACCATGCTTTTATTGGGCGCATTGAGTTGGACAGCCAGTTGGTCTGGGTGCACAAACAAGCCATCAAGAACTACATCGGCGGCAAACAAAAACTCAACATTAGCCAGTTTGAACACGTGATGCAGGAACGAGGAATACTTATCAAGTCCGAGAAAAAGAGGATTGGTGCTGGCTGGGGCGAAGCATCGGTCGTAGGGCCAGTACACTGTTGGGTCTTCAAGCTAGACCCATCTGATATTGAAATGCTTATCGTCAAAGACAATCCAAAACATTAATGCAGCCACCAGCAGAACCCGAGTTTTTGTTGCCGTTTGAATGGATGAGTGTTGGGGATAGTTTCTTTATCCCCACACTCAGACCAGCGGAACTTACTTACATCATAGACACTCGTGCCAAAGTCGCCAAAGTGAAGGTCAAAATCTTCTCAACGACTAAAGATGATTGTCTTGGTGTACGGGTGTGGCGCGTTGCCTAGTGTTCTGATTCGTTGTAAGTATCGACCATATCGCGCATGATCATTCTGCGCATGTCCTTATAGTCCTCAAGTTCATCTCGACGTTCTTGAGGAGTTTGGTCTTGGTCACGAACTTTATTCATTTCTGCATTGATTTTGTTCAAATGCTCGCGGTTGGTAACGTAATACTGACGCAGCATTTCAGCATCGGGATGGGTTTCAACATACCGATCATAGGCGTCATCAAAGCCACGAGACTCAAAGTTGTCCAGAATCTTTTTGTTTTTCACCAACGCGTCGTTTATCTCAGAATACTGACGAGCATCAACATCGGTCTTACGCCCAAGGAAGCTACTCAAGAACGGTAAGTCTTTCTTGGGATCAAAGTCTTCTTTGCCCGTTACGAAGTTGTAGATGCTCATTACGCTGTTACCAATCGTGGTTAAGCCTTCAGCATACTGATTGAACGCAAACTGCAACTCATCAGGGTTAGGCATCCACATGCCATTTGTTACTTTAGCAATAGTATCCGCAGCCGATTTGAACGCTTCCGAAGTACTGTCTCCACCAACTTCACCGTAGCGAGATGGACGTGGGTTATAAATCTGCCGTCCGAAGTCGTCCATGTTGAACGCGTATTCGAGCAGTGGGCGTACTGGTGCTGGAGCCGCAGAAGTCAATGCCCATCCCATTGGGTTCTTTTTGAACATATCAATCGACTCGACCGGCAGGGGCAGGAACGACTCTTTGGCGGCAACCGACATATTAGTTACAGCTTCTTCTGGTTTGATATCCCCGTTCGCCAACGCAGCCATCTGTGATCCTATTGATGCAAACGCGCCCGTGCCAAAGCCCCACGGCATGTTGATGAACTGGGTGTCTTTGCCAAAATACTTGGTGGCTTGATCGCCAAAGATACTGACAGGCACCCGCATACTACGAACCCACAAACGGTGGTCATCCGAAGCAACCTCGTTACGCCCGTCTTCATCATTTTGTCCCATTGCACGTGAGCGGTTGTACATCATGTAACCGAAGCCAATAGCCGCGCCTAATGTAATGGCGGCGTTCCTACGCAGCTTGTTGTAGTTCTCAATAAACTTTTGCGCACCGGGGTCGTTGTCAATAATTTTTTGGTAAAACTCTTCAGCACCTTCAAGGGATTTAATGCCAAGTTTTTTGCTGTCTTCTATTTGCTGCAAACGATACAGTGCACCAAAAACTTGATGCCCCATGCCCTGCGTCCAGTTGCTTCTCAAATAACTGTTGGCGCTCTGAAACAAAGGCGACAGCAACGCGTCGGTTTGACGAACAGCACCCGTTGCCTCGGCCTTGAACATCGGGAACCACGAACCCATTGCCTGACTGTAGTGACCTTTCTTTTCAAGGTTAAGAAGATTCTTGGTGAAGGCAGACGCAGACTCAATGGCTTGTTCTTCGGTCATGCCGTTTCTCAAGTTGGCTTTTTTTATGGTGTCGAAAGCCGCTTCACGGTTCATGAATTCAAACATGTTGTTGTAGGTGTCAAACACCAGCTTGATCTGGTCAAGCGTCCGGGTAACGGGCTTTCTGTTAAAACTTTCCATAACAGAACGCGTGGCAGCGTCATTGGTGCCGTAGGCTTTGGAGAACGACATCCTGCCGCCTGCATTATCCCAATCAAGAATGTTCTTGTAGAAGTCATCGTTTTTGGCAAGTTGTTCTAGCTTTGCTTTATTACCTGTCTCAATTAAATACGATGCTCGCGCAGCTTTGAACGGAGACCCTTTGATGGCTTGCGTAAACATCCGACCCATCATTTGACCCGCAGCAAGAGGGCCGTATTCACTCGCCATGATGTTGCCTAGGTTGGTCATACCGTGGCGCACAGCATTTGACGGTGCGAACGCAGGGTTGAACCGAGTGAACCCCAATGTAATACCTCTCGTCACCCTACCAACATTACTTATGATCGGGTTCGGGGGAGTAATAATGCCCTTGACAGCATCGCGCCACTGCTTGTCTTTGAATTGGATAACGTCGTATTTGCCATCTGGACGTGGATGGAGTACCACGTTGTCAGGGTTGTTGTTTTCAAAAAACTCCCGAGCAGCTTCACCAGCTTCAAGAGGTTCTGTTAGAACTTTAGCGCCGGGGATTAAATTTTTCTTGGCAGCGTTGTAGACAGCATCTATTAATGCTTTGTTGTCCAACCTACGTAGCCCAACTTCAGCATCTGCTATAGTTTGGGTTATCGGGTTATCCGACTCCGTAATGCGGCCTTCTTGCGCATCGACAACTTTGGACAAATCTCTGTTTACCCGTTGCCCAGTAATCTCATCGAAGTCGGGTCTTTCCGTACTTCCTTTCAAAGTAAAGTACGTATCACCACGACGATTGAACCGTACCCAATTATCTACGTGGTCTCCCCACTTGCCAGCCGCACGTTCGATGTCGGTGACTTTTTCACGCAAGGCTTTCTCAGCAGCAAACACAGCGTCTATCTGAGGGCCAAACTTTTCACGGGCAGCAGCCAGATCTTTTTGGAAACCTTCAATCGTTTCCGGGTGCCAATTACCTACTACAGAATAGGCAGGGTCATCCCGCAGAATGGCTTTAGTAGCCATGATATGTTCATCTGGGCTATAGCCATTTATGTCAACGTATTGACCGTCAGTAATCCTATCCAGTTCGTCACGTAAATGATCGATTATTCGTTCTCGTTCGGCTTTAGTGTAATGCTCAGACGAAAGATTATTTATAGTGTCAACTATTTGTTTGCGGTAATCCGCAGGGCTTATTTTTGAACCATTAGGCAGCGTTATGATTGGATCGGTGCTTAACGGTACCCGCATACGCCACAGATAGTCTCGCAGCTTGGGTTCCGTGATGCCTATAGACCACATCTTAAAATCAGCAAGGGACTGAGACCACGACCGGCCAGTGGCCTTACTGTAATTTATAAGTGCGTCATGTAAAATATTCGTAAGGTTGTTTACAGCAGGACGTTCAGCCGCACTGGGGGTATTGGTTACGGCATCGCCTATATTGAGGCCATTCTCAATAACCCATTTTTTACCGTGCTGTAGTTCAAGTGATTTTTGTAGATCACTTAAAAGACGATGCTGGTCTTGGAATTTTTCGATCAACTGAGTGTACGGACGGTCACGGAATTTTTGGACGAACTCTTTTAGCTTGCCAATAAAAGTTCCAGAATCAACTTTCTTCTGTTCATTCTGCGACATCCCTTCTTTGATCCTACCGACTGTATCTTCAATACTGCCGGGTTCAGGCGGCGCTTCAACACGCACGCTTGACATTTGCGGAACAGGTGATGCTTCAGCACCGGGAGGCGGTTCTTTTCCTTCATCCAAGGCTGCATTGGCAGCATCTATATTATTTTCTTCGGTGGTTTCCGTACTGGGGTTAATTCCCGTAGGTGATTCTCCGGGTTTTGTTCCACTGAGACGACCTTCTTCAACAAGATCGAATGATTTTTTAAGAGATGAGAGCGCGAGTGTACGAAGATCATCAGCAGTAAGATCTACCCATCTGCCTCCCATTTTTTGCCAAAACCAAGTTTTGATATTGCTAAATATCTGTTTGACCAATGGCAATTCGGGATGTTTACCTACAAGATATGCAAGACGTTCTTCCTGTAAATATATTGAATTAGTGTTTGCTGGTACTTGGTTGTTAGCTTCTACGAACGGGGCTTCATTATTTTTAATTCCTTGATCAACGCGATCTAGAACTTTTTGATACAAGTCAGGGCCAAGCATGTTTTTTATGTTTGCATGCACCCCAATCTCATGAATCATCAATTCTTTTAAAAAACTAGGCTTGACTTTACCGTCAGCATCTAAATGTAAATTGTCTACGTTAAAAACAACTGAATTTACATTGGGGTCGTAATAACCAGAACTTACATCAATCGGTGAAGACTGATCCAGTCTTAAAAACCCACTATTAATCAAACGATTAGTATGGATTCCAAAAATAGCTTTCAGCCCCTCATATACATCTTTATAAGTTGTATTTGGGGAATTAGATGGTACTGGTTTTATACTGGGGTGTATGTCAGCCCCCCAACTTAAAACGCTATCGCCAGTTTCCGGATTTTGATCAAGAACTCTGGGGGCTATATGGCGAGCCATCTCATCTAAATTATAAGTAGCGTCACCATACGATACATGTTGATCTTCGGGTTCTCGACTTCTTGGTGGCTCACCGTAAGAATCTACCAATGCGTGGTGTACATCTACGCCATTATCCCATCGACCTTGGAATGAATGATCACCAGTATCAGGGTCTATTGCGTGGGCATAGACAGTAAAGCGACCATCTGGAGTAAGGACTCGATCGCCTACGTTTAAGTTTCTAGCGGTGTCGTAGCTATCAGTGTGGTTAACAACTTGATCGTCGGTAGGTACCGAAGGTGGCACGGGTTCTTGGATGTCTGGTGATTCAGAAGAAATTATAGGCCCACGAGGTGGCACTCCCTCTCGTTCCGGGAACTTCAATGCCTCTTGAACGCTCTTGGGGGTAACTCCGTATGTAAAGCCTTCGCCAATCCTCATAAACCCCTTGCCCAATGCAGTGGGAGTATGGAACGTGCCACCAATAAGAGCGTTTAGCCCAAGATTGTATGGATCGAAAGGCTGGTCGCTAAAGGCTTGTTCGGCGGTATTAATACCGCCCATGATTGCAGCGCCTTTTGCCGTTTGCCCCCACGCTTTACCTAGTGCCTCTTCACCAACCCCTAGTAAAGACTTAAGCCCCCCATAGCTGGGCCTGAACCCGCCAGCTATAATATTTGTACCTACACCAGCTAATGTGCTGACCATCGGGTGGGCGGCTTCATCAGCGGCGCGGGTTTCTGCGTCTTGCCCCAACGCTTTGGCTAAATCAGGGTGGGCTTCTAAAAAAGATTCTTGCGCTTTTTCAACAGCAGAACCTGCTGCAACAGCGCCAGCATAACCCGCTGCAAGATTACCAATACCGGGAATAAATGATCCTAACGGACTAGCGGCTATGCCTACTAACGAACCCACAGCCGCAGGAATAACATTCCTCTCCGCTGCACGTGCCGCAACGCCTAGCGAACTTGGGCCTTCATCAGCAGGAGGTGTTTGCGGGGTGTCTGAGTAATGTAACTTCTGCACATAGTACGAAGCCATCTGTGAGGGCGTACCACGCGGGAGTTCTACCCGATAAGTATTGCCATCGTTCCATTTTACTTCGTAGGTATCTTTGGCAGACCCAGCCCCCGCTCTAGCTCCGGGTGAACCATAACCTGCTGCATACTCGCCTACGCTAGTGCCTAACGCATCGCGTCGTGAAGTATCAATCGTGCCATCTGGCCTGACGACACCGGGGCCACCTAGATAAGTGGCACGGAGCAAGTAAGGGTCTGTGGTGTTAAACCGTTCACTGTTCGACTTGATGTAGGCAACACCAGCCGCTGCATTGTCGTAGGGGTTATTCCACTGAGCATCTTTTGGGATCCTACCTTCAGCTTTCATCTGGTCGAAGGTAGGCTTGATGACCTGCATCGGGCCGAGAGCGCCCCCCGGCCCTACTTTAGATGTATCAGCACGGCCACTACTAGACTCAGTTTGATAGATAGATTTGATCGTGGGGGCTAACTCTTCAGCCCCCTGATCCTTGATGATCTGATCTAAATCAACAGCCATTTACGACGGTACCTTAGTCACCGTTACCCCCGGTGGGACTCCCCCGCCGGGCATAAATCCGCTCAAGTCAATACCAGCAGCGGTGAGTTGCATCGCCAACGCCCGTGCCTGTGCTTGCAACTTTGGATCAGTTGCATATTCAGGTTTTTGTACAATTTTAGAAAGTTGGCTTATAGGCATTTGATATTTTGAAGCAATCACACCTTGTTGATAGTTTCGACGGTCTTCAGCGCTCTGTTTTGAAGTTTCAAGTCTTTCCTGCATGATCATGTCTGTTTGGGCCTTACTAACTCCAGCCATCATCAGACGCTCCCTAATTTCATCCGCGCCCATGCCTGTTCTCAGGAGGCTATCAACTTCATTCGTGTACTGTTTAAGATCTTCACGGCTAAGCGTTGCTTCAGTACGCAGGTTCTGCGACTTGCGAGCCTCCTCGTTCATCAACGCATCTGTCTGCAACTTGTCAAGGTTGTTAAGCGCCCCCGCTCTTTGAGCAGCAAGTTCTTGTTTTGCTGCACCTTGGGCTGCAAAGTTTCTGCCAAGTGATAACGCAACACCCGCAAGACCGGGAACATAACCGGGTTGATTCCCACGAAGGCCCGCTTGATTTAGTCCGGCACTCATACCAGCTAAATCGGCATAGCCCCCCGGTGCAGTACCTGCGTTATACATGGCATCAGCTCGCGCACGACCGTCGCCAATAATGCCAGACACTTTATTGAAGGCGTCGCCAATCCCCATTTCTTTTTCAGTTTTCATGAACTGATCATGAACAGAATCGAACGTAGGACGTGGGCCAAGATCATTAAGTCTCTTTTTGATTTCATCAGTCCAGATACTGCCCAATGGTGGGTGGCCGCTCGCGTCTGCCGCTGCAACTCGATCTGTGGCAGTGTGGTCATCCGGAAGCGATGCAATAGCCGCAGCGGGATGGATCAATGCTGGAGAGAATGGGCCACTAAACTGACTTGGGCTACCAAACGGCTGCGTTGGGTCTGGCAGTTTACCGGTGCCAAACAAAGTTGACATTGCTTCACCGGGAGTACGTATTGGAGCAGAGGGCAAGTAAGGGCCAGAACCAACACCGGGGAGAGGCATTAGATTTTGTGTTCGCCCACCAATAAGCCTTGCTGCGGCATTTTGCTGTAACGCATTTTGATTATAGAAACCTGCCCCTGCTCCTTGCATCCCTTGGTTAAAAGCATTAGGTACAGTATTCCCAAAGAAGTTACCTACTGAACTAAGAGTGTTGCCCAACACAGATTGCTCAAACGGTACATAAGGGGCATCGTTAGACACATCTGAACCATACGGCCCAGAATACTTCTTAACCGGCCCACCATGTGCGGCAGAAAAATCTATATCAGACGGAACCATTTGAGGCGCTTGCACAGGTCTGCCACCTGCGTTTGGCGACTGCTCGCTGCTTCGTGATAACACATCAGCGTAATTCGCAGTCATCAGTGCCGACTGAATATCGCCACCTTCATCAAACGCAACAATGCCACCGCCAGCATAATTTTTGCCAATGTTGTGCACTGCAATATCAGCGAGGCCACCGCTACGAGCATGAGCAGTTGGCATAGACATCGGTTGTGGTGCGCCGGGGCCAATCACTGGCGGCTGACCCATCTGGGGTTGCCCCATCTGTGGAGGCTGACCCGTCTGCGGTGCTTGCGGGACTTGAGGAGGTGGGTTGGCTTGCGACAGCAACTGCTGCATACGATCTAAATTTAATTTTTGAGCTTGCCCTGCGATGCTCGTTGTAGGTGGCTGCGGCAATGCTGGATTAGTTTTCTGTATGTCAGACAACATCGAATACAACATGGCTGGGCTAACCATCCCATTTGTATCCAAAACTTCTTGTCCCAACGCTGCACGAATCTGATCATCGGGCATGTTCTGAGCTTTTAACTGACGAGCTTTTTGCTCGACAGCATTCATCTTCATGGCTGTCTGGGGAGGCTTGACTGATTTAAGAAGGTCGTACATAAATTACCCCGAAGGCCCAAAGAAGCTGCCAAGTCCGGTTAAAAGATTCGCACCGATAGCTGTTGCGTTTGCCGGTGCCGCATACATCGTAGATGCGCTTTGTGCAACAGGCACTTTGTTTATAGCACCCATAAGATTATTAAGTTGCTGGTACGGGAAGTTCAACGCATTGTAGTAATTCTGCATTGAATTATTAAAGACGTTTTGTTCCTGTCCTTGTTGCAGTGCACCTGCACCCAGTAGCGCAGTATTGATACCGGCATTCTGAGTGTAATCTTGCATACCGAGATTACCCAACGCACCAGAAGCGGCGAGTTGGTTTTGATTGGCAGTATTGAACTGCCCCTGCGCGTTCTGGAATGCGTTCTGTAACCCAGTCGCTTGGATGTTCTGTAATTGTTGCTCAAGCCCCTGTTGCCCCATCGCATTAACAAGTGCTTCACGAGAACCGCCTAAACCCCCTGCTTGGGTAGCGACACCCGCCATACCGGGGAGCTGTTGAGCGTAGCCGCGAATAGCGCCCTGCTGTTGTTGAGCGATAACATCGTTGACGTAAGGAGACATATACTGGTTGACGTTGGCACCAGTAAATTGGTTAGTCCCCGCCATCCCTGCAAGATTCGCTGCCTGACCGGTATAAGCCGAAGGCTGCATCTGCTGTATATTTTGGAAAGCTTGAGTTTGCTCAGGCGAGAACCCAGCTACCTGCTGTCCGGTATAAGGCTGATACCCCGGCCCGTTAAAGATTAAGTTCGATAGCGAACCTAAACCCTCCATCGCATAGGGCATCAACTCTGGCGGGATGGTGTTCTGGTAGACATTAGTCGTCGTGGCGTTTGATGCCGAACTTGACGGTGTACCTGACCCCGTTGCCAGATTGGTAGGTGTGGCGTATGTACTAAGGGACGTACCCGCCAACGGGTTGCTAGTAGTGGCAGAAGTATTAGTATTTGCCGAAGAACTTTGTGTTGGAAGTGCCATAGTTATTCCTTATACCGGCAAGTACTTGTCAGGATTAATTTGCTTGCCCTGCTTTGGATTACCCGTGCGAGCCATGCGCACTTTGTCCATCATCGCGTAGAGTTTTTTGGATCCCGCTTCTGTTGAGCCATTTCCGAGATGCGATACAACATCTGCCGGTATAACAAACTCGCCATCAGCAAGCGCGGCGCGTTGCGGTCTGTTGCCGCCAATGACTGCCGGAATCGAGTCGGACATTCCATCGCCATCTCCTCGCAACAACTTACCACCAGCAGCATAAGTATCTGGGAACGAACCTAAACCACCTGCCGCCATAGCGTGGATATAACCGCCATGCGCTCTTGGGTTTTCACCCGCTTTTCCGCTATCACCAAAATCACTACCAAAACCGCCGATATCACTACCAAAACCACCGCTTCCTTCACCGATACCAAGATCTACACCCGAAGCCCCTACTGGATTATAGGGAGTAGTGGAAAACGGGCTATCTGAGTTTGCTTGATTCGCTATGTTTTGGCTGGATGCACTTGTGTCGGGAGCATTTCCGGATGTATCGCTTGAAGTTTGATTAGTACCTTGGACAGTATCGCCTTCAACAGTCACCTGCCCTTTCGGTAATACCATATTACCTAATGCCCCTAGAGGGCCAAGAGCCATGCCACCAATCAACGAAGACCAGAAAGGATGGGCGCTTCTAAACCCTTGCACTTCGTTAAAAGCATTAGTAGCCAATCCTTTCAAACCAGAGTTGTTTGAACTTGGCTTTGAACTTGGTGTTGAACCCGGCGGGGTCGCAGGGACTGTATCACCCAGTGGTACGTTGGATGAAATATCTTGTGTCCCTGATGTATCAATAGTGCCGTTACCAATACCCGCACTATCAATACCTACGCCACTACCAGCCCCAGCTAAACTCCCGCTACCGCCCGTTGCTTCACTTCCAGCGGTTTCCCCAATGTTTTTTCCACCACCACTGCTACCACTTCCACCAGTCATACCAGCGTAGGGGTTTGTATAAGGCTGCGGTAAAACTTCCGTAGCAAGGTTACTGAGGTAGCTATTTTCAGCGTTGGGGGGCGGCGGAGGTAAATTCATGTTGGGGTTCTGAGCCAACGCATTCAAAAGCCCATTTTGATATTGAGCGTTAGCAGCTTGAAGCGTAGCTTGATCAGTACCCATCTGGGTTGTTGGCAAGGGCGCGTTGGTTGCAAGAATTGCTTCACCAACAGAAGTTGGTATAGCCCCCGCCGCCGTCGATGCACCGCCAGCAGCGTAGTGCTTAAGACTCGCAAGGCCGCCAGCCTTCATGCCCGTACCCGAAGGAACCGTGCCGGTGTTAGCACCGGGAGTTGAAGACCATGCGCCGGGGTTCCATCCTGCCCCAATGAACGCTGGCTGACCCGCTGGGAGATAGCCAAGTTTGGCAATCAAAGGATTGACCGTGCCTTGGTTCCACAGCGTCTTGTAGCCGGGAGCAGGTACGTAAAACTGATAGCCTGTGGAAGCGCCAAGAGATGACGAAGGAGTAGATGGTGTTGCGGCTTTCGTATAAGCGTTCAACACGGGCATAGCCATCATGTAGGCTTTTGCCATTCTTTGATAATTGGTGTCGCCAAGGGTGTTGTAAAAATCTTTTGAAGCTTGTGACGGGTTATCAGCAAACTGTTGCATCCCCTGCCCAATAACATCAGTGCGAGTAGGACTTGTAAGGAAAGTACCACTAGTATTTCGGGCGTACTGCGGGGCTGTGTTAGAAGCATCCGCAGCCTTTTGAAGTTCTTCCTGAGATGCTTCACCCCCAGCAGCAGAGTTAAGCGAATCCAATGATGTTGAATTAGGCATGAATTCAGTTGGCGTAAGAGCATTAGCCGCCGCCATGCTTTGTCCCATTGTCTCTAGGGCTGGCCCCGACACAGGGACATTAGCGGCATCTGTGGCGTAGGCTGTAGCCAACGGCGCTTGCCCCATTTTGTTCATGCCACTAGTTACTTGAGAACCACCATAAACACCCATGCCTAGGTTGATGGCATCAGCGGTGCTTGCACCCGACAGCTTATCAACCAACCCTGCGCCAATGGCGATCTCAGGCATCAGGGCATCAGCGCCGGGGACATACGCATCAAGGAGCGCACCGCCAATCGTTGGCAAGAGACCCTTGGCAAACGTGCCGAGCGAGAACGCTTCGGGTAGACCAGTATTAGGGTTAGTGGTCAATGACTTGCCGTGGGCTTGAGCCAGCGACTGTAACCCACCAACTTCTTCTGGGGACATGTGCACCAGCATGGAGTCGCCGTGCCGCCCAAGAGACGCAAGGCCACTAGCCATCGTATGCGGATGATGGGCAAGGGGGCGGGGTAAACCGGGGGTTACTCCACCAAAGGCATACTTATTCATATCAGTACCCACCACTAATTAGAATCATTTTCCTATAACCGTCCAATTCAGTCCATTACTCCATATCAGATATGTAGTTGAACCGCTAGCAGTTATTGTGTCGCCCCATGCAAGACCAGACGCACCATTGGTCACGTAGCCTATCTTGCCTATGTTGGTTGCTGCGCTAGGCAGGGTGCCAACAGTATAAGCAGGGGTTTGTGTGCTATTTAAAAGTTGATTAACGGCATTGGCTGTCCGGGTGCCAAACTGCTGAATTGTGGTCGCCAAAATATTTTGGTGCACTGCACTATAGCTTGGGGTAGGGATGGGCAAGCTAGGAGGGGCAATCGTGCGGGGTGATACGTTCATCGGCGTCCATCCGGTCTAATGTCCAGCCGCATGTTGCCCAACTGCCACATGACGCCCAAGGCTGTAGACGGATACCCGTATATCAGATAGGCATCGTTGGCATTGCCAGTATCGACCCGGAACGCAAATTGACGCCCACGGATGCGGGTGTAGACCTGCCCCGTGAATTGCTCAATCGGGTACTGAGGAACTACCCCGTAGTCTCTTACGTTCTTGACTGGCGGTTGGTCTACGTTCTGTTGGTAAGACGAGCCAGAATTCAACCGTGGAAGAACGGTCAGGGTCATCTGCGGGTTTTGCGATGACGAGTTGACAAACGTCAAGTCAGGCACGATGCGCCATATGGATGAAAAGTGGTGTCCATCCCCGATCTCAATATCAGAAGACTGGATGTAGCTTACGACTGGCAGCGTCACGCCCGGAACGGTATGCACATCAACGCCGTATTCGTGGAACATGATCTGGTTTGGCACCACGTCCATGACCGGCGTATACGCTTGGATGGTTGAGTTTGGCGTAGAGCCGTAGGCACCGCGAGTGCATCCAGTAAACGACGTTCCGGTATTGCCTGTGTAAGCGATGATCTCACTACCAATCACAATCGCCCCCTGCTGCGGGAACGACGAAGAATCAGCAACTGGAATAGTCGTTATATATGAGTAGTTGACAAGTGCAGTCGTGTAAGTCGTCTGTGTGCTATAGGCACCCATGGGATACGCCTGTAGCGATGTACCCAGCCACGCCGAACGGTTTAGCGACCCGTAATCCCACACGTTATCAATGAAATTAAACTTGACGTAGCTGTCGTTCACCGTGCTGGTCAATGACGGGTAGAACCACCAGATCTCACTGAAGCCTTCGTTGTAGCCAGCAACAACCTGCCACTGCTCGGCTTTGTTGATATTGCTGAACACATAGCGACGCAACGAACAGGGCAGGGTTTGCACCGTGCCGTTGTACATGTAGAACTTGTCTATGCCCATCCACCACGTCACGTTGTTGGCTGTGAGAGCAGCGTTCTGTGAAATGATCGAGATGTTTTCTTGCAGAAGGGTAAAGCTAAATACGTAAGGCGCTCCTACGTACTGCATCTGGTACACAGCGGTATCGGTGTACACCAAAATGATTTGAAGGTTGTTGACTGCCGTTACAAGCGTCGAACCATTACCCAGCGACTGTTCCCCCGCCTGATTGGATACTTGAGGGATCCACTGTTCAGGTACAGTCTGATCCGACCAGCGAACCAGCAAGGGATCAAAGGTCGAATTGGCATTGGTGGGGTCGTAAGGATTGGCACCCAGTGCAATCACGAACTGATACACCGGAGATACGAAGATCTTGTTGGTTTGCGTAGGTACGTACAAACCCGAATAGCTGACGTTCAACGTCGAGTTGTATGGGATCGTTACCAGATTGCTGACCGTGACAACCAGCCCGGAAATAGACAATATTGTCGTACCCGCAGGGATCGACCCTGTGGATCCGGGGGCAAACGAGATAACCTCACCCGGATAAATATAGTCATTGAACGCTACGGTGAAAGTGTTTGAATTAAACACGCCACCTACGTCCGTGGTGGTGATCGTCTGATACTGCTGGGTCGTGGCGTATTCGGCAAGTGTGATTGCCGGTGTCCAGTTGACGGTACTCTTGACCCAGTAATAGATCGGCCCACCTTGGATCGACATGATGAGATCGTCGCCGAACGAGGCTTGCGACCACTGTCGATTATTGTACGTAATCGTTTGTGGCTGACCTAAACCCCAACGCCCCAGACCCCATGTACCAAGACCCCAAGCATAGATTGTTTCAACAGTCGTACTGCCCGAGTTGACCAAGTACGTAGCCGTAACTGCGATGCCGCCGGTTACACCACCAGCAAACGCACTACCAGAACCAATAATTTTGTACGAGTCTGTCGGGAACACGACAGTCCCGCCAGTAGCACTTCCAGTAGTCGGATTGTTGTAAGTGATCGTCGTACTGTTGGCTGTAATAACATTATAGATGCCATTGAAGCCATCTACCGTCAATCCATAAATAGTGATGGACGTACCGGCAGTTGGTACTACCGCAAACGTACCCGTCAGGGTAGCGACTGATCCGGTGCCGGTTGCAGTCACAGCAACTTGTGTGGTGTCCCTAGCTACACTAATAACAGTGTAGGACTGCGCACCTACCGTGGTCTGTGTACCAAACGTAACAGTCACGCCGTCAATCGTCATTGACGTACTAGTACCCGACGTGGGGGCAAAATAAATTCTAGCCCCGACATCAAGACCGTTGCTGGGCGAGTTGACAACGAGTACTGGGCTACCGGGAATAGTGGTCGTAAACGAACCAGCGGGTAGATTAACTACTTGCGCCGTAGGCGTAATATCGTGATACGCAGTGCCGATACCATCCTGTACGTAGAACCCTTGGGTCGTACCAAAGCCAATCAAGTTCTCACCAGAATGGCTGATCCAGTTCGTCAATGAATGTGTCACGCCATTGAACGTGAACGACGATGGAGAATCAGGGTTAGCCGCGTAATTGGTGTTGGCCCAGCCGCCTATCTTTTCCGTATAGCCCATACGGAATCGAATAAGATTGCAGTCGTAGTAGCCGCCTTCATTGGCGTACTCCGTGACTTCCTTATTGATCCCCGGCTTGAATGGGATTTTGGTAAGCGGCATGGGCCTAGTCTTATTTGCTTACGTCGGACTTGACGGCATCAACCGCAGCGGTGGCGTCGGCTTTGACGGCAGTAACATCGGCCACGGCCACTTTGACAGCGGCATCAGCTTTTTGTTTGAAAGACTGGCAAGCCAGCCAGCCACCAATGGCACCAAGAACGAACGAAGCAGCGATATATCCAAGCATCATGATTACTCCTTATACAACCGTTTTACCGGCATTCAGGTCTGCGAGGGTCAAGCCCCCCGTGTACTGGAAATGAGCCAGCTCTTTAAAGCTCTTCCACTCGCCAGCCCAGTCGAGGCCAGCCGCCTTACCTAGTGATCCGATCTTTGCCCAAACAGGGTGAGAACCATCCCAATCAGGCTTACCATTGACAAGAGGAACGATGTCGATAGCACAACGAAAATTATGAAAAGACTGGCCTCCGCGAGCGTTGGTGACGATCTTTCCTTCCGTAGTACGTCCTTGATCATAAAGCGCTTCCTGCGATTCAATGTCGCGGTAGGTAGAGGTAACAAGGAGGTCAATCCCCTCGCTTTTGCACGATGCAATAAAGGCGTCTACCTTGGTGCGTACCGGCAAAAGAAGTTCATCAAGGCTACGAGAATTAATCATTGTCCCACCGGAGTTGATTGATGAATAAGTTCATCCTTCTTTTGGCTACTGGCAGATGAACCAAAATAGAAACCAATAATTCCTGTCCAAGCAGTGCCCAATGAACCCAGCATAATTTCAATCTCAGGCCCAGCAGTCACTTTGCCGCTCATCAACCCAATGAGAATTCCAAAAAACCCAATAGTCACCACCAAAGCCATAACGCCGGGTATCCATGAGCGAGTTTCGGATTGCATGGAACGGGCTGAAGCGCGGTCTTGGACTGCTAACTTTTCAAAGTTTAAACCCAGTTCTTGGGCTTGTGCCTGTAACGCGATCTCAGCTTGTTTGATAAGCGTGATTTGATCTGAAGTCATCTTGCCCGATTCAAGTAGCTTTTTGGCATCATCAGGTGGCACACCCAAAGCTTTACCTACGGCCTCAACAGCCATACCCGCCAAAGGGCCACCAAGCGCAGTAGCAACTGTAGGAGCTAATTGAGCAAGCCAAGAAAGATTCATTTTTTATCCTTGCTCCGTTCTTCAAGCAAAGTAATACGAACTGAAAGCGCGTTTAGCTTTTCGTTCAAATCTTCTTTCAATTTAGTTCTTGCTTCAGCAGAAATTGGACTATCCGTTGGTACACCTTGTGGTGTAATTAATGCTGGCATCTTTGAACGAATATCAACCAATTCATTTTGCATAGAAGTAACAGAGGTGATCATCCAGCCTACGGCAGCAACCATGACTGGGAATACCATCGGAACTATTTTGCTTGAATCGAACATTTAGCCCCCTATAAACTTCTTAAGTAGTTCAGCCGCAAAGCCGGGGCCAAGTAACACCATAACCGCTAGCAAGCCAATTAATAGCTGTAACCGGTTCATTACCTTCTCGCCTCTAACAAGGGAGTCGGCTATCGTGTGATAGCGCAATGCGCATTCAGCAAGATGCACGTCCAGCTTCTTTGATGTGTCGTCTACTTTTTCTTCATAGTCCATATTAACTTGGGCCAACAGCTATCCAGTAAAACCCAGTAGGATTGTTGCCGCCTCCTCCTTCGTAATTGCTGTAAATATAAAACTGACTTGCGGTAGTCGCATAAGTGCCAGACGTATCACTAAACGCAGCTACGTTGTAATTAACATTCAGAGCTGTAGATACCATCGTAATGGTAGTGGCAATCGACCATGGTTTGGCTGAGAACGCGGTAGGGAATGTAAACGGGCCGTAAATGTTTTCGCTACCAATAGTTTGAAATCCCCATTGAACTAACAACCCACCGGGGATTTTTTGAAACCCTCTACTAGCTAAAAGTTGATTGCTTGAACCAGTAAAAGAAGTGAGCGCGATAGCGCCTACTTGGGCAGCGGTATAGTCACCGGATTGTGGAGTTACAACGCCTGTACGCCCATTAAATGAAGTAACACCTGTACCGCCAGTAGCCCATGCAAATCCGGATCCCGTCCAAGTTAAAAACTGATTAGCCGTAGATGGAGCCGTAATAAACCCTGTAGCATTAGTACCGGTTTGAACCAAAATTTCATTCGCAGCACCGCCAAGGATGTTTGTAGCGGTAGATCCACTAGAAGATATTCCAGTCAATGCGCTAGCAACAGTCGTGCCGTCGTAAACAAGAACTTGTCTTGACCCGCGAGCCACCGTAACGCCTGTAGAACCATCAGCCGTAACGAATATGCCGTAACCGTCACCGGGAAGTGCGCCTGTAATTCCTACAGGTTGTGAATTAATCGAGGTCGGTAGATTAGCTGTGATGGCGTAAGACGTAACCGAAACTGGATATTCGGAAATTGTTAACGTGCCTGTACCACTAACAGTTTGAGAATTGTTGATGGTGTATGGAGATGAAGTACCCGCAGTAATGGTTGTACCTGCGGAAATGCCGGTGCCAGACAACACTTGCCCAATACCAAATGTTCCAGTCGTGCCACTGACCGTAAGTGACGTACCGCTGATCGACCATGTGGTAGCGGTAGGTAGCGTCTGCGTTCCACTAACATTGTACGTACCTGCACCGCCGGTACCGGTGCCCAATGCAATGATAACAACACCAGACAATATGCCGAAGCTATCACCTATTTGTTGCCCAATAGCAAACGTGCCGGTGTTTGTTCCAGCCGCATCAATAGTAAGCACTCCGCTAGCGACTGATGCTAACGTAGCTGAAGGCGGCTGCTGTGTGGGCGTGATGACATATGTACCTGCACCGCCGGTAGTACCACTAGATTGACTGACGATTGTTGTTGGTACAGTTACACCGGGGCCAGAAACAATTTGCCCAGCAGCAAACGTACCGCTGACAGGGCCAGTAATTACAAGATTTGTGCCGGTGATTAAATTGGCGGCAGACGCCGCTGCTGGCCCTTGTGACGGCGTAACAGTATACGTTCCTACACCGCCGCTACCCGTGAGGTAGCCGGTGATTGTCGTACCAGTAGTAACGCCGGTACCGCCAAGGACTTGCCCAATAACGAACGTACCAGTAACAGATCCACCAACAGTTAATGTCGTACCTGAAATGTAACTTGCTGTAGAAGTAGCGAATGTGGTTTGAAAAGTATCTACTAGATAAGTACCCGCACCACCTGTAGTACCGCTAAGCTGGCTAAGAATTGTTGTACCGTTGACAATGCCATTACCGCTAATCACTTGACCAGCGGAGAACGTCCCCGTGATCGTGCCGCCAATAGTCAGTGTCGTGCCACTGATGGAACACTGGCTGGCCGTTGCACTCGACACAGCCGCTGTGTTGTTATAAACGTAGTAAAGCTTTTTATTCGGCGGGACAATCAGTTGTCGAGTGGCGGTGTTTGTTCCCGTGCACTCGATATACATGTTGCGAGCGGTAGCCGAAGTTCCCGGCGACATGACAAGCGTCACGTCTGCATCGGTAAAGTTTTGCGTGACGTAGCCGCTGATAGCCTGTTCGATCAGGGTACCGAGGTTATTATTAGTGGTACCACCCCAAACGTCGTCTGGCGACAGCCCCAACAACGTCAGGGCAAGGTTGGTCGAGTAGGTAGTATCAGACATATCTGTATCCTATTAAGCAGCAACAGGCACCCAGTCGGGTGTTTCAGCGGTTGTGACCGGCGTCCAGTTTGCGGCTTCCGAATCGGATACAGGCACCCAATTCGCAGTCTCGTTGGTCGGTATGATACCCCAGACGTTGACCGATTCAATATACCCTTTACAGAAAAGTCCAGATAAGATGACATTCGCATCTCCATGACTTGTAACCGATTCCAGCACAGCAACGGCGGTGACTGGGGTAACTACCTCATCAACTGCTACCGTCGCCGTAACTGACTTAACTACCCCCGTGGCCGTAACCGGGGTAACAGCAATACTGATTACAACGCTGACCGATTGAACTGTTACCGTGCCGACAACCCCGGAGACGGGGATGACTTCGGTAACAACTTCAACGGGTATACCAAGGACGCCGGTAGCCGTGACGCCGGTAACAGACTCGTTGGCGTCTTCAGAGACGGTAACAGACTTTACCGCGCCGGTAGCCGTTACGGCGGTAACAGAAACATTGGCGTCGGCTTCATAATTGACCGATTCAACTACACCCGTCGCCGCAACGGCGGTAACTCCTACAAACGCACTAACCCAATAGGATGAGATCGCGTTTTCGGAAATGGATACGTAGCCGCCACCTGCCGTATTGATGTACTGATAAGTAACATCTGATACTGTGCTTTCAGATAGGGCTACGTACCCAAGCATTGGCTACCTACGCTGCCTCGGCTACCGGGGCAGTTTCATTTGCCTTGATGTCAGCAGACAGTGCCGCTGACAGCATTTTCTGGAAATGAAGTCCAGCTTCCGCTGCCTGAAGACCTGCGGACTTCACCGCAATGTCAATCAGGTTGAGCAGTACCTGTGCTTCGTTCTGGTTCAATTCAATTTGCATTTGCGTCCTCCTGTGGACGTAGTTGTGGGAAACAATTATTTACTTGACGGCGATGCTGGCGCATTCCACGGCAACGGCAAAGACTGAGTTGGCGGGTTGATTTGGTTCTCAATGTCCGCGTCAATCTGTGCTTCAGCAGCCGTAATCGTATCAGCAGGTGTGTACTCATTATACCAACCCAATACGATGTCAAAGGTCAACTGGTCATACGGAATGTACGGGTCTGCGGGGTCGTACGGCACTTCAGTCGTCCCATACGCCGCTGCGTTGTGACCGTTGCCGTCAGTCCCGCTGATGACCCATTTAATTGAGAATACGCAATTAGTCTGCCCCTGATAGGTTGGGTAAGACTGAAGGCTATTGAAAGCAGTTTGATATGTGTTTGCCATGATGATTCCTTAACCGATATACCAAGAAGTTCCATCAGTCCACAACGGAACTTTATAGCTGCCGCCGCCCGAACTGATCGTTGCGCCGAAGTTGGCCGAAGTGGCTTGCGTGTTGCTGTCGGTAATGAAAGCTCGTCCACCGGCTCCCGTTGCTGATGGAGACGGAAGCGTTGCATAGGTCAATGCCGAAGTAACCAACATTGGAACCGATGTGCTTCCTGTGATAGCAACGCCAACTGTTGATGAGCTATTTACCCAAACCGAAAGATTGGTAGACTGAGATGCAATGCTTTTGAACGTCGTTGTAACGTCTGTTGTTGCGCCGCTTTGAAACTGAATAGTTCCGGTGTTGGTTTGAAAATTAAGGTTTCCAACGCCGTAATGCGCTATGTAATTTGCGGATATGGATAACGCGTATGCTGAAGTGCCCGTGATTAAAACCGGCGTTCCAGCCCAGTTAACCGAATTATTTGCGGGTAAACTCAAATAACTTGCCGAAAGAGTATTTGAAAAAGTTGCCGCTCCACTTGCTGCAATCGTCAACGCCGTCGTCAACGCATTTTGGCTTGTACCTGTAGTACCAGCAGGAGCAGTCTGGAATATGATGCTGCCACCAGCACCAGTACCAGTACCTTGAGAGCCAGCTATCGTAAAGTTCGCACCCGCCGTGTTGCTCGTACCGGCAACGACGGACTGGACGGATAGCGTCTGGGCTACGGGAGCGGCGGCATCGGCAGCTCCATGCTGTATGTTCGCAGCGGCGCGTCTTGTGAGGAATAAATCAAAAGAATTGGCAGCGGTGCCAAATGAAAATCTACTATTAGCAGGATCAGCGGCAAGTGTTGCTGTTCCGGTTGCCGCAAACAAAAATGGTGAAACTGAGCTGCTTGTATTGAATCCAACCGACGTATTAGCAGTAGAAGCGACAAGCGAGGTTCCAACAAACATTTGCATGCCATTGCCGCCATATCCAGCAATGTTGTAGTACGTTCCTGCGTTTGTGTTGTTATCAATTGACATGTACGGCGCAGGGTTATTAGATCGTATAGACCAATAGCTTGTTCCCGATATTTGAAGATCAACAAATTTACTGTTATTTGCAGACGCAGTATTTGTGATGTTCATTAAGAACGGCGCATCAAATGTAGTAGATGCATTGTTCCAAGTCTGAGTAATGCTCAAAGCAGGTACAGATGTCGTTTGTGTACCAGATGAAATCGTTGCTGTGCCAGCAGACGATAACGTGAGCAAAGTAGACAAAGCATTCTGACTCGTTCCCGTGCTACCAGCAGGAGCAGTCTGGAATATGATGCTGCCACCAGCACCAGTACCAGTACCTTGTGAGCCAGCTATCGTAAAGTTGGTTCCAGCAGTATTGCTCGTACCGGCAACGACGGACTGGACGGATAGCGTCTGGGCTACTGGCGATGCTGCGTTTGCGTTTCCTAATTGCAAACTCGCATTTCCAATAACGGTTAAATACTGAGTGTACTGACCTTGGTCAAGACGCAAAACGATTGAAGCATGAATGCCAGCATAATTGTCTTGTAACGTCAAAGTATTATTTGTGGAAGAAAGATATGCACTTCCATTAGCAACCCAAGAAAAACCAGGGGTGTTAGAAAATCCTGTAGGTAATGTATATCCAGCAATACCACCTCCAGTTGCAGGTAATGCAACAAGAGATTGAGTTGATGTATTAATAACTTTAAATTTACTTGTCCCACCAATTTGCAAATCCACCAATGCTGAATAACCAGAACTAGCTGTATTTGTGATATTCAACAAAGCGCCGGTCATTACTAATTGAATAGTACCCGCATTGGTTTGTGATGCCGACGCGCTATTTGCATAACTAACGCTAGTCGTTGTTGATGCAGTAACAACAAAAATTCCATTGTATGAACTTGGAGTGACTCCGGTTACGGAAATGGTTGCTCCAACAGGCAATGCAGTTGATTGAGTCGCAAACGTAAGAGTAGATACCGTTCCCGTACCGCTGGCACCAGTTGTCGTAATTCCCGACGCGTTCCAAGTCTGCGTCATGTTCAACACGGGGTTGCTGGTTGTTACCGTACCGCCGCCAAGCGTCAGGGCTTTATTGGTGTTATCCCAAACAAGGTTGCTTGACTCTTGTAGCACTGACCCCGTATCGAACATGATCTGACCGGCTGCGCCGCCTGATGTGGGGCTGGTATTAACAATCAACCCGCCTGTCACCCATGAGGTCACACCCGATCCGTTTGTAGATAACAACTGACCTGCGCTACCGCTAGATGTCGGTAGCGTCATTGTCCACGCAACCGTCGAACTGTTGGACGACTGAACGGTCGTTGCATAGGTGGAGTTTGTATTGGTAAGTATCAATGAACCCTGAACGCTACCTTGGGTACCTGTCGTCAAAGCACCCGTGACGGCCAAGCTCGTACCCGTGGCGGCACCAATAACAGGCGTGGTCAGGGTGGGGCTGGTCAGGGTGGGGCTGGTCGCAAGGACAACATTGCCTGATCCCGTGGTCGCAAGATTTCCAAGCGTTCCACCGGCGTTGTATAGGATGTAGCCGCCCGTGCCACTAACGACGGAAGTAGAACCAACCGTCAGTTTGTTCAAGTACGAACTAATAGCCACAGCGGGTAGCGTGATAAACACGTCTTTTGTACCCGCGCTGAACGGCACCAGATTGTTGCTATTAGACGAAGCGTAGACCGTAGTACGGGCAAGCGTTGCAGAACTTAGTGTATAAGTGCCTAGCCCAACTTCCCATTCACCCGTTGATTGACCGGCAATCGTGTAATAGCAAGTATTACCGTTACCAATAACGGAAAAAGATTGAAAGCCCGTTTCAGCCCCACCGAGGGAAATTGACCCCGTTCCGGTGGTTGTCGTGGATTCTTTAACACGATCTGCGTATACAAGCGACATGATTTACACCTTACTGAATCTGGATAATCGCCGTACTCGCAGCCGCCGTGGGGAACTGAACGGTAAAGTTACCTGCCGTTGATGAAACAGTACCACCAAACGACAAAACGCATACCGAACGGTTACCTTGTGAACTGTTATAGATCATGGCACCCGACGACGAGATGGTCGCGGTAGACCACGTGGTGTTGCTGAAACTCAACCATGCAGTCGTAGCCGGTGACGCACCGGACGATGGGGCGTTGGAGATCACGAGCGTGTTGCCACCTGCCGTGTATCCAGTACCCGTCGTTTCATCCGAGTTGCCGGTCATGTTACTGTAGTTAGTCGTGGTAGCACTGTATGTGCCGGTCACGGTGCCTTGGAACAGCGCCATCTTGAACGTATCAGCCGTGTTGGCTGACCGAGCAGGGTTGGTCGTTGAAAAGTTATGATAAGCATCAAGGAGTTCAACCTTGAAGCTTGTCGCCATCGCTTGGGTAATACCGGCCATGTTTAGATGCTCCTGATAATTTTAGCTAGGCCACCTTGGCCTTTGAGTTCAAGTTGTGTGCAAATGGTATTGCGCTCTTCTCGCTGAGCCTGTGCAAAGGCTTCAACAAGCAGTTGGCGAATGTTTTCTTTGAAGGCACGGGCCTGTTCAATGATCGCAGGATGGCTGTTCTGGCCGACGTATAGAATCTTATCTACCGTCATGTCAGCCATTTCTTCTGGATTAAAACCACGATTGTCAGTCGCAAAGACTTTCACGTTACCAACGAATGCCCCGCCGCTCGCCTGTAGACTCATGGTACCGGTATCCTTGTTTGACCACTACGATAAGCATCACGACGATCTTTACCATCCCCGAGGATCTTGAGCAGACCCAGTGACTCTTGATACTTCTGGTCGTATTGCTGGGCCAGATCCTGTTCACCCTTCAAGTAGAGATACGCTTCACGAAGCGACCCGTACAGAAGAACAGTTTCAAAGTTATCCCCAACCCATGACGACCCAGCGGTCACAATCGACTCCGGGTAATAATAGTAGTGAAGCTCTACCCCGTAGTTTACATCAGGCGTCGGCCCCAGTAAGTAAACATATGGCTGGAATTGCGCGTAGTACTGGGGTTGAGCCTGATACCCAGAGGCCGGGAACGACTCACGGATGAAGTTCACGTCCTTATCCAGCAAGTACAAATAGTTACTGCTGGGGCTACCGTAGGTAAACACGGCGACGGAGAACGCAGCCAAATAATCACTAGGCAACGACAAGTACGAGTTACCGGCGCTGATGGTGCCGGTGACGTTCTTGCGGATCGCAGGAAGCTGGACGGAGTTGTAGATCCGCTCTTCAGCTTGCTGGATAAAATTCGGGATGTTCTGGATGAACGACGGTTCAGTCGTTTCGCAGTAATCCTGAATCGCCTGTGATAGCTGCGAGAAGTTCATCAGTCTTCATCCGGGTGGAACTTGCGACCCTTGGTAGCAGCACCATACCCACGGATGTCCATGAGCTTCTTCTTTTTGGTGCCAGTCGGGTAGCGACCTTTGACCATGATGTCGTTCATGTCAATGCCTTCATCCGGATACCCAGTATCCTTCTGACGCCCCGGCTTCCACGTGTTGGCTACAGGCTGAGCGTAATCGCCCATCTTCTGCTTGCCCCACTCAGGGAACTTGTAATCCTGCCACTTGTTAGTCATTACCGTCCCCTCGCGCTCCCGCGCTGGTTCAACGCTCGGGACATGTTGCGCCCGAACTTCTTACGATCCATCGAAGTAGGGCCACCCTTCTTCGTGGAGTCACTGTGTCCCTGATAGGGATTCTTACCCTGCTTGCTGTCGTGCATCATACTTCTCCCGGCGTAACCGCCGCTATTTCACCCAAGTAACCTGTAGTCGTCAGATACGTCACACTAACTTCCGTATTCACCGGCCCTGTCGCCGTCACCGTGCCAATAGCCCCACGGGCTACCAGATCGTTCTGAACCCCGCCACCCGGATTCACGGCGCTGTTTGTTGGCCCTGATCCGTTCATCGTGCTGCTGAACAGGGAGGTGTTGTACCCCACTGGATTCCAGCCCCACTGAATCACTCGACTGCCGCCGTCGCCACCAACCGCACCGGTAGGCGTGTAGTAGCTCACGTCCGGTCGCGGTTCGCGCACAGCTTGCGGATCGTTGACTGGATAAAGCCCAAGCTGCAACTGCGGCTGATCCGGTTCCCAGCATTCGGGGCAAACCTTGATCGTGACGTTCTTGGTCTTGATGACCAAGTTTTTCAGATCGGTTAGCTTGTACCGAAACCCACATCGGTCACACTCCGCAATCGCATTTTTGCCAGAAGCAAACCGACTAGGCACGGATCACCTGTAACCTATGAAGGTCTCACGTGGTACGAACCGAATCGCTGCCTTTTCCCTATCCTCGTCAGCCGCAAGCTGCCAAGTTTCCTGATACTGCTGTTTGAGCATCGCAGTGCGTTGCTCAGCGCCGGGGATCTTGACAGACAACATATACGCCAAACCCGCAACCATCGCGGGTAAGAATCTAAACGGGATGTCTTCGCCATTGACGCCAGTTCCTACATCGTACATACGACGTAGACGCCAATACACAAACGTGTACTGCGTACTGGGATCGGGCGAAGGCCACACGTTGATCTGTGGGTATTGAACCGTACCATCGGCGTTAGTAGCACCCGACTGTCGATTGATCCAGACCTGAATAGGACGCCCTTGGGCGTTCTTGTTCGGGATCATCGCGTAGGTGCTTACCGAGATACGGGTAATGTTGATGTCCTGTTGGGTGTTACCCGAACCAGTACGGATCACCTGATCCAACAGATCCACGGTATCCACAGGCAGGTCGTAGGTAATTACCCCTGTCTGAAGAACTATTTCACCTTGGTCAACCGTCCACAGGTTGATACCTTGGTTGGCCCATTCAAGTACTAGAAGACTAAGAGAACGGCGGGCGGTACGAAGATCGTAACCCGTTCGCATCTCTGCACCACATCGTTCAAACGCTTCTTCAGCAATAGTGTTGAAATCGAGGTTGAACGTCGAAGTGTTGGTCGTCGTCAGTGGTACTGGATAGCTCATCGGATTTTACCGCCCCCACATTTGCGAGCAACAGCAGCGTTATCCACTAAATTCGGGTAGGGCCGACCAGCAGCCTTTGCCCTAGCTTTAGCGGTATTCATCTGCTTATCGCTCAAGTGTTTGGTCTTGCGACCTTTAGGCTTTTCCTTATCCCAGAAAGGCTTAACCTTACCGCCACCGGCATATACCTTCACGGGGACGTTGGCATCTCTCCGCTTAATCAGCCTTGGCTGTTTAGACGGACTGATGATCCCCATCCCACGTGAAGGCATCATGACTTACTTACCGTGCATGTGCTTACGGACATGCTCGTGGTGCGGCATGTGCGTATGGACGTGACCGCCATCCTTGTGATGGTGGGTATGCGGGGTCATGTGTTCCGGGTGATGCTTCGGGGCGTGATGCTTCGGATGCCCACCCACGTGACCACCATGCTTCATATGATGCTTCATCTCAAATCTCCTTATCAATATTTACAACGAGTTTTGCCACGACTGGCTATTCCATCTGCTCTACTAGATGCGGAACTAACGTGACCGCCACGAGCCATCTTAACCATTGGCTTCTTAGGTTTGATCTTGCCACCTTTTTTGTAGACCGAACCTGTTGATAATCTTTGTTTAGCTTGCATTTGTTTGATAAAGCTGTCTATCGCCGCCTGATTCGGGGAAGGCGCAGTTTCTGCGCTTCCAGCAGCCTGTGCACCTTGTCGGTTCTTCCACATGCGCTCGGCGAAGTCACGACCTTTGCGCCACTTGTCCATCATCCCAGCGCCACGGTCAAGGTTGGCAATGCGACCCGCACCAGCAACGTCCGTTGCGCCTTCGGAACCGCCGAAGCCCATAGCTTCGATAGCTGGAGCGCCTAGTGCAGCTGCACCAAGCCCTAGCCCAGCGCCGCCAGCCGCACCGGCTGCTAGCAAGCGACCAAACTGCTTTTCATTCTCAAGCGCAGCCGCTTTGGCCTGTGCCACGGATGGACGTGAGCTGGCATACGCCGCCATATCAGGGTCAAGATACTGACCACCAGCACCACGGGCGCTAGTTGAAGCGACATCTGGACGACTGCCCATCGTGGTAACTTCCGGAGGAGCAGCGCGAGCAGCAAGGGCGGCTTTATTTCTAGCTTCCAACGTCGGGTCAGCAGCGTACTGCTGGCCTTTGTAGGAGAAAGTCTTGTCACCAAGCTGTTTCGCAAGCTGATACGCCTTACCGAACGACATCGAGTCGTAGTCTGGCGTAATGTTTTGCGGCATTGACAGGGTAGACATGTCTACCCCGCCGCCATCATCAAAATGACGCTTCATCCGTTTGTTGGATTTCGGCATCCGTTTAATTTTGGTGTGCTTCTTAGTCATTTAGCAAACCTTGTACTTGGACTTGCCCTTAGACTCAATACCGCCGCCGCGAGCGTGATGACTACCAACATGACCGCCACGAGCCATCTTGACGACCTTACCCTTGGTGTGGCCTTTCTTCTCGGCACCATCCGGGTTAGCTCGCTTCTTGCCGCCGATCATCTTTTCGACTTCGGGCTTCTTGCTGATACGCTCACCATGCGACTCGGACATGTCGTGATGCTTGACAGCGCCACCGTGAGCATAGTGGTGGTGATGGTGGTGATGAGAAGTCTTGGCGTGGTGATGATGGATCGTACCACCATGCGCCATCGCCCCCGGCATACCGGGAGGGCCACCGGGGCCAGCCGCCATCGGGCCAGCACCAGCACTGGGAGGTGGCCCCATCATTGCTGCCAGAGCAGCGGGATTGATACGAGGCTTACGAGCGGCACCCATGCCACCCCTCGCCATATGCTTGGTATGTTTCATTGGCCCACCTTTTTTGTAACCCATAGCTTTATGCTCCGCACGTTCATGATCCAAAATTTCCTTTGGCGCATGACCGCGCTTCAGGGCTTTCATTTCTTCTTTGGCAATCGACTTCGTTTCCTTAGCTTTGCCTTTAAGTTCATTCGGTTTCACGTGACCGCCTTTTTTATAAGTTTGACGAGCAACGGGCATTGCACCCATAGGGTTCATGCCAACCATTGGACGTTGCATAGGATTATTGACCATAGGATTGGGGCCAAACGAAGGACGCGCCATCGGAGGCATACCAGCCATTTGCCCCTGCATACCGGGCGGCATGGGACTATTGCCAGCCATCGGAGGCATCATGGGACGACCTCCATATAAACCAGCGTTGGGAATGTTAATCCCACCATCTGCAAATTTACGCTTCACGCTACCACCTCGTTTATGTTCATTTCTAGCGTTGCTGCTAACTAGTGCATCAGCAGTTTGTTTAGCCATTCCTGTACCAAGAAGAAGGGATGGGTCATTCTTGGTTGCCTCAATAGCATCGCGTGCTTGTTGCTTGACATCTTCCCAATAACCCTTCAACTTGTCTGCAATACCGCCTTCACCAAACTTCCTGCCTTTGTCAGCATCAGTAAAATGCTTCCCCACTTTCTGGGGAATTCCAACCCGTTTGGCGGCTTTGGGGTTATGAGCCACCATCGCCATCAGGTTGTGTTGCTTTTTACTTACGCTTGGCATGTTAACAATTCCATGCTTTTAACGACAACGCCTTACGGGTTGGTCGTCCCTTTTCATCTTTCATTGCCCCCGGCATCCCTGACATTCTGGCGCAAAAAGATTTACGCCTAGCCGCGTCCTTCTTGGTCTTGGGATGCGGGGCCGGGGCTTTAAGGTTCATGCCTTGTTTCTTGGCAGACGCACGACCTTTGGCATTCAACCCACCGTTGGGGTTCTTGCCTTCCTTACGCTGCCATGCAGGAGATTTAGCCATCACGCCACCGGGGTTGCAGTGATCGCTGCAACCGCCGCCTGTGCTGTTTTAATAGCGGCCAACGCTTCATGGCGCTGCGGCAAGCGAATCAGTATGGATAACATCTGGTTGGCAATGCTGGCATTAACTTGCGCTTCGGTAGGAACGACCGATTCGCCCTTTTGATTCTTGGTCGTACCAGTCGCTGTAAACGCATTCATGATGCGCGTCCAGTCTGCGTCAGCGATGGTGTAGCTGAATGCAGTACCGTTGAGATTAACGCTAAAAGTAGCCATCAAATTCTCCTAGCCAATATACCAATGCGTACCATCTGACCAAACTGGAACAGTATGTGTACTGCCACCTGCAATAATGGCTCCAAAATTACCAGCGGCAGCGACTGTTGAATCACTTACAAAAGCTCTAGCGCCAGCCGCTGCTGTGGGAAGCGTGGCGACTGTTAAAACACCAGTAGCAACAGGGACTCCGTTAACGTAATAACCCGTTGCGTTGATGGTGCCAACTCCTTGATCTCCACCCGTTGCTCCAGTCATGCTAAGACCGTTGGTGAGCGACATCGTGGTCGTCGTCATTGTGGGGTCTGACCCCGTATTGAATGACAACGTAGGATAAGCGCCTATGTTGGTAAATAATCCGTGGTTGTATCCGAAAAAATTTGCGTTATTCGGAACGTCATTTATGTGAAATGAACAACTTGACGATTGCGCTTCCGCATCTAAAGAAACAAGCCCGTTGACGTAATAACCCGTTGCGTTGATGGTGCCTTGACCTTTTGCCCCACCAGTAGTATTAGACGTATAAATACCCGTACCATCAAATAACTCAATGGCGGTAACCCCATCGCCCAAAAATAAACCATACAGTGACTGAGAAGAATCACCACTGTAAAGTAAAAATGTGTTGCTGGTATTCCAATCGTTAATGGAAAATCCCGAATACCAAGTACTGCTATCGCTGACAGAGATGCCAAATGTGTAATTGTCGGATGCAATAAGTTGTTGTGAAAACCCAGAAACAGAATCTGGAAGCAAACTAAGCGCCGCATCCGTGATTGGATAAATGCCGCTAAATGGAGGCTGTGTAATCGTTTCAACTGCCCCACCGAATGCGGTTGACGGAGCGGGTACGTTATATGTTTTGTTTGTAGAGTTATACGTCATCGACGCGCCGCCAAGCACACCGCTGTCGTTAAACTGCATCTGACCATTAGTACCAGCAGGAATCGCACCGCCAATCGGGCCAGCGACTCCGGGGTATTGGATCTGGATGTTGTAATTACTCATTAGGTCATCACCACTGAAATAATAAACTGTGGGCTGATCGAAAGAGGCGGGTAGTCAACCGTGCTAGGCCATGACCAGATCGTAGACCCGGAAACCGTAACCGTATCCAACGTGGCGTTAGATGAGTACAGCGTTTGCAAAGTACCGTTGCTATCCACGAATTGCAGCGATGTAAAAAAGTTTTTAGGCAACGTACCAAGCAATTCCAATAGCCAAACGCCATTCGCAGCGTATGAATTACCCTGATAGGCAATCAAAAGTATTATTGCGCCATTGAACGTCGGAGGGTCAGCAGAAGCCACGTTGCCATTCTGATAACCTTCAATAAACCCAGACGGGTACGGTGGAGAGAATGGTTCAAGCCCACTGCCAGAATAGCCCCAGAACGAGTAAGGCAACGTCTGCGGAGCTACTGTTACGCGCGGGTTGACGGTGAACAGGCCACCAAACATCTTGGCTTGGAAACTGCCCTGTATGATGAACAAGTCGTAACTGTATTCACCATCAGGCAACGACGCCGTATTCGCGGCGGAAATCGCTAACTGAATCGTACCTGCCGCACCACCCAACGTAATTTGTCCATCAGCCGTGGACAACGAATAGACAACGGTGGGGGTCACACCACCGTTGTACGTCGGCGAGTTCCTGATCTGCATCAAGGCTGAATAGCCCGTCAGGTTGATAAGCCCCGCATCGTCGTAGCACGTGGCTGACAACGAGAACGAAGCCCCCTGATCGCACTGAATGTTCAGTGCGGCAGCGGAACTTTGGTAGACGGCTGTCACGGCACTATCCGTAGAAGAACGTCACCGAAGCCACACCAGTCAGAGTCACATACGGAGGGCCGCTAAATACGACACCTTCACCGGGGATGAGAACCATCCCGTTACCCGAGTTGGCGGCGGTGGGGGTGTCGAACTGAATCAACGTAGGCCCAGTAGACCCGCCGTCTGTGAACAAGACTGACCCCGCAGTTGCACCTGACACGTAATACACCGCTTTGACGCGAGTGCGTGTACCACCAACGCCACTGGATCCAGTGGCGTTCATGTAGTAACTTTTTACATCAGTTTGCATCATGTCAATGCTCCCTGAGTATTACGGGCCGGTGTTATACGTAGGAACAGTCGTACCGTCAGACTGACGTACCATGTAGGCAAGATAGATAACACCCGCGCCAGCGGTCGCCGTACCACCAATCGTGTACGTAACCTGCGCATCAGCCGTGCCGACGTTGGTTACAAACCCCATCGCGCCAGAGGTTGAAGCGACAGTCATGATCGAAGACCCAAGCGAGCTTAGCGAAAGGGCCGTGGTAAACGCCGTGCCGTTGCCCGAGAGGGTCAGCGTCGGGGTAGTACCCGTCCATGCAGTCGTGGTGTAGAACTGCGCCAGCGTAATGAACGCACCGGCAGGGAGCCAGAACGCAGTCGAAGGTGCCGCGTCCGTGTAAAGAATTGGCTTAAGCTGGGCAACGATGGTCGTACCCATGTTGCGAACCGTACCAGCGGTAGTACCCGTCGTGCTTCGGACGGTGCCGAGCTGCCACGGGCCTAAATGCGATGCAATACCCATTGAAAATACTCCTTATGCACAAGACCGTCATACCATCGGTGCATCGTCTGCTAGGTCAGTTGGTATGACTCGAAACCCTAGTAGTATCGTTATACACCATTTTACATAATCAAAAAAGAGGCCACCCGAAGGTGGCCTCCTCTACTACCCTATCAGGTAGAACCCGCCGAACCGAAGGTGCCGAGCGGATCCGACCAGCCGAAGCTATAACGCTCGCGGCTCTTGTACCGGACGTTGCCGGTGTCGAAATCGCCGTCCATCGAATTCTGGAGCGGGGTACGAACAAACATCTTCAGACCATTAGGCACGTCCGTGATGAGGAACCAAGCATTTGGATCCGTCAGGAAGTGGTTGATCTTGTAGCCTTCCGGAATCGACCCCATCGCCTTGAGGGCGTTGATGTCGTTGTCGGTCGTGCCAACGCGCAGTTCAGTGTCAAGCAGACGCTTGGCAACGAACATGAGCTGCGGAGGAACGATCAGCTTCCGAGGCTTGGCGGCAATGAGCAGCCCACGTTCATCCGTCCACTGGGAGATCTGAATGACCGCCGCTTCAAGCGAGGTCTCGTTCAAGTCAGCCTGTGTCGTGAAGGTGTTGCTGTTGGTACCACCAGAGACGAGCGGGTGAGCCGTCGAATACAGCGGCTGTCCGTCACCGCCCGTGTAGGTGGTGCTGAAGCCGTTGTTGATGATCGACGCGCCCTTGACCTGCTTCGTGTACGCCATCGCACGGGCGAGCGCCTTCGTATAACGCTTGCTGAGTGAGTCATACAGGTTGTCTTCAACCGCTTCTTCCGTGATGGAGAAGCCGAGAGCGATGGTCTCGTGGTTGTAACGAGCAGTCCAAGCTTCCTGCGCATTGTCATACGCAATCGCTTGGCCTTCGTTCTTCACCGGGGCCGCGCTGAAGCCCGAAAGCTTCGTCTCTTCTTCAAAGGAACGCTCGGAACTTTCGATCTCGAAAATTTCCTTATGTTCCTCACCGTAGGTTGCATACTCCAGACCGAACAAAGCGTTCAAGCCGGGGAGCAGTTCCTTAAGTAGCTGTGCTCTTGAAATAGCCATTTAAAATGCTCCCTTAAACGCCAGTGGAGTTCGTGTAGCTGTGGTACGTATCCGTCCACGTTACAAGAACTTCTGGATAACCAAAGAACGAAATCGCATTACCCGAAGTACCCGTGATCGACGCCGAAGCGACGAACGTGGTGCTGTTGGTAATGGACGAAACAGTCGTACCCGCCGCGACACCCGTACCGGAGATGTTCATGCCGACATAAATGCCGGTCGTGGACGCAACGGTCTGAGTAGTGCTGGTCGCCGTAGCCGTGATCGTCGTCGCAGCAGACAGGGCCGTCTCTGGGACAAACTGAACGATACGGAACGGGCTGGCAGTGGAGAGCGTAAGGTTGGACGTTGTGCTGCCGCACACACCCGCCGACGAATCGCCAGTAAGCGGTACCGTTGCCGAGTAGTTGGACACGATCTGCACGTTCGAGCCGAGGAACGCTGGGCCAAACGCCGCAATCGTCGTGCTGCTCGCTGAAGCGTTGTTGGCAACCGCAACGACCTTGAACACCGCGAACGGGTCATCAAGGACGTAGCCCGTCACACCGGTCGTGGACGAAGCACTCACCGAAGTGACCGCCGTCGTACCGCCAACCCAGTTGTTGAAACGGTTCAGGCCATAGATCGGGCCACCCGAGGTTGCGTACTCGCAACCAAGGAACACGCCAATCGTACCAGCAACCGCCGCCTGAGAAGTGCCGGGGGTAGAAATAGCGGTTTTAATCAACGTACCGTCAGCCGAATTGATCTGAACAATGTCACCATTGTTCAAGTTAGACGCATATCCGTTGGCGATGGGAACCATACGGGTAGAACCCGCAAAGACCCGACCACCAATGAGGTTATACGGCTTAAACCCGTAAGGGCTTGAGATTACCGGATAAGTCATTGAAGTCTCCTAAAAGACAAAAATTATTTAGTGCCACGACCGAACGTCGTGCTGGATCGCTTCTCTTGGAAGAGAGGCATCCGCTCGTCGTTCTGTTTCATGAAGTTATTGTCCACGGCAGACATCTGATTGTTGGCTTGCGCGTTGTAATAATCGCTGCGCTGCTTCATCAGAGACTTGGGTGCCTTGCACAACAACAAACCTCCAATCTCAATGTTGTCCTTGTAACGACTATTGGGATTGGATTCCTGCATCAACTCAGGATAGTCGGCGGCTTTCACCGGCTCCCATCCCTCTCTAAACTTCGCAGGTGCATTGGTTGGGTCAGCGTTCCCCATCAACGACACTCTGATATACCGATGAACATGGTCAGGGTGTTTGCTCGCATCGGGCATCGGAAGCGTTTCTGGTGGCCTCCAAGTCATGACGCGTTCTTCAGACTGACGGTTCTGCAATTCACGAGTAAGACGATTATCAGACATTGTTGTTCTCCAGTTTCAAAACTTCGCGGACATACGCTTCAGGGGTGATACCGAGCTTTTTGGCAATCGCTGCCTGTGAAGCTGTGATACGAACCTGTTTGGGCGCAGTAGACCGAGTAGCCGGGGCCACAACAGTGCTGGTCTTGCGGACGGGCTTTTCAGGCTCCGGTTCCGAGGGTGCGATCTCTCCGAAGTAATCGGGAAACCGTTTTTTCATCGTCGCATCAACCTGCTGGTAGTAGGCATCGCTGCGCGGGTCTACACCAGATCTGACCAACTTTTCATGCAGTCCAAGGGCGAGGGAGGTCATTTCCTCGTCGGTACCGAACCACGTGTTCCGTTGACGCCAAGTTTCTGCCTTGGGATCAACCTGTGGTCGCTGTACCGGCCTTGCCTGTTGTTGCTGTTGTACACTTGTCTCATTGTCTTGTAAAGCCGGTCTAAAGGATTGATACTCCCTCAGTTTCAACTTGGCATCGGTAAGGTCTGACTGAGCTTTGGCGATACGCTTGGCATCGCCCGACTCATAAGCTTGTTCCATCTTCTCCATCGCCATACTGACTTCGGTTTCAGCAGAGCGAGTGGCTTCGTTGACGTAAGCTTTCTGGTTTTGTCCGATACGCTGCTTAAGTAATTGATTTTCTTGATGAACTTGTTGAGCGAAAGTCAACGCTTCCTCACGTTCACGGGCGGCTCTTTCTTTCTCCCGACGTTCGTCGTGGACACCCTTGCGAAGCTGTTTGATCCTCGCTTGAACCTTGTCCGAGTACTCATCAAGAGGGTCATCGACCGCCTTGTCTAGAACTTCCTTGGGGAGAGGAACACGACCGCGATCTTCAGGCGGCGTATCGTCTACAACTTCAATAGCGACTTCTGTTTCTGGTTTGGCTTCCTCTTTAGAAGCCTCATCGGGGAACTTGTATTCTTCTAGGTTTGCTGACATGTGAACTCCTTAAACGCGATTGATGCCGCGAGGGTCTTCAACAACCCCTTCCACGGTGTCATCGTTGATGATTCGCCACTCGGTACCGTGGATCTTCAAACGGGTACCTGAGTACGCACGGACGAGGATGAAGTCCCCAATTTTGCACCACGGGCCATTCGGAAACCGATCCTTGTCGGCGTAAGCCTGTGGGCCTACTTTTGCCACGAACAGTACGACGGTTGAGCTTTGCTCGCCTTCGATCACCGACTCGGGTTTGATGATCCCAGACTCACCAAAGGTCGCGTCGATCTTTGGCACCATGCAGAGAATCTTGTAACCAGACGGATCGGGGATCTGTTTGGCTTTCAACACAACATCTTGTGTTGCCTCGACATCAATATCACTCATCGTCGTTCTCCATCCGTTTTGCAAGGTCGTCCAATAATGCTACTGCGTAGTCGAGACCCTGAATGACTCCGCATAGTCTGTGATACTCATTCTGCGTTGCCTTTCCTCCAATTAGATTGAAGGTGGCTCGTTCTTTTTCCCCTATTAACTTGTCCTTTAGATAGTCATGTAACGAGTCATAGTTCATTCACTTTCCTCTGCGCCCTGCGGCGGTTGCTCTTGAACCTGTTGCGCCTGTGCTTGGCGATTTGCTTCATTCTCTGCGGCTTCATGCTGACGATCAGCTTCAGCGCGATTGTTGTCGTTGCGTACCGACACGGCATGTTTGAGTGCATCCACACCGGTCTTGACACGATCATGTGCTTTGTCAACCTTGTGCTTGGCGATCTCTGCGCCCATCTTGGCACCAGCCATGCGCTGTTCTGCCTTGTGCTTGGCAACCTCGACGCCAAGACGTGCGCTCTCCAGCTCGTGCGTTTTGTCGGCTTGTTGACTCTTGATACGAGTCTCGTCCACCTTGGAGGCAGCGGCCAACATGTCGATCTTGCTTTTCTGTGCAAGCTGTTCTTGTTGTAGCTGGATCTCCATCTGGAACTGCTGCTGCTTCAGTTGGTTGTCCGCAGCCGCCTGTTGTTGACGGAACTGTAGATCGGCCTGTTTCAACTGCGCATCTAGCTGCATCTGCTGTTGTTTGAGCTGGATCTCCTGCTGCTGCAACTGGATCAACGGATCCTGCATCTGCTGCTGGATCTGCTGCTGTTGTTGTTTCGCTTGGTTCTGCTGCATCAACTGCTGAGCTGCGAGTGCCGCAAGCTGCGAGATCTGAACCTCCTCTTCTGGTGGCAGGAAGCCCGGATCGTTGTCCTCCGACATGTCCGAACCCGCTTGCATGGCCTTGGGCGGCGGGGGTAGGACAGCACCGAGCTTGGTCTGGATATCAGCCCGATACTGATACGCCAGATGCTCCATGATATGAGCGTTGACCGCTGCCATGATCTGAGGAGCCTGTGGGTTCTGTCCGATCTGCGCCGCCATCAACGGGTCGTGCAACAGAGCGTTGTGTACCAGCAAGTGAGCCTTGTGATCTTGGTACATGAACGCCTTGACCGGCTTGTTGATCAAGAGGCCCATGTTCTCCGACACCGGATCAACCGGCAGCATATCGTCTTTGAGCGGCACGATCTTCTGGGCGTTCTTGACGCCCAGCACCTCAATCATCTGTCGGTGGAGGAACGGAAGGTCATAGATCTGAGGCGCTTGCTGAGCAAGCTGCATGACCGCCTGATACTGCACCACACGCTGCGCCATAGTTGATGCGTTAGGGTCGGAAACAGGAATGACATCGCAACAATCGTAATCAGAACGCTTAGCACCTGCGTCTCCAATCTCGGGTTGGTAGTCATAGCTCTCCGGGGTGTTATCCCTGATAATGGCTGCAAGGAGCTTGAACTCGTCCTTCATGGTGTAGTGAATGCGCGCTTGAACGGCGCTCATCACTTTCATCACGCGTTCAAGAATGGCAAGCGTCGTGCCTACCGGTGCCTGTGCCGACATATCGGATATGTTCAGCTCAGCCGTTGCGGCAAACTGACGACCGTCAGCCACAACTTTGTCCATTAGTGCCATCAGAACCTGCGATGGTTCCTTGTATGGAAGCGGGAGGATGTTGTCCCGTATGGCACCTGAAGGAAGATCTACATCTCGGAATTCACCCGGAGCGATGGGGGTATCATCCCCCTTAACACGCATACCGCGAGCCTTAAGACCCCCCGGCAGATTGCTAAGCGTACCCGCGTCGATAAGCTGCCGCATGAGGGATGTGGCTGTGTGGGTATGACCACCGATAAGGTGTATGAGACCGAAGTAATAGAACCCAAATCCCGGTATGTAACCGTAGTGAACGAAATGTTGCCGTCTCTGCTTGAGCTTGTCGTCCTCCAGCCAGTTGCGGCGTATGGCGAGGATAGTGTTTGTCCCCTTCTCAACCGTAACCACGTAAGGTAGTTTGATTCCCGTTGGTTCGCCATGCTTGTCGGTGTCCTCATACCCTTCCAAGTCCAGATCAACGTGCATCTCGAACAACTGATAGCGGTTGTCGATGGATGCCGTGAAGCCCTGCTCGGTGGCTTTCTGCTTCTCAATCTCGTCCAACACCTGCACCGGATCGCCAAGGTCAACGTCGCGGTAGAACCCCGCCACCATCAGGCGACGCAACTCGTTTTTCGTCTTACGCATCCTGTGCGTAATGCGCTCCGACGCCTGTAAGTTAGGTGCGCCGTAGGGGACAATGATGTCTTCAGCCGGGATGAACGGCGCTACCTGCCGGTCTAGTGCGGGGTCAAAATAAACTTTCTTGAACGCATTACCCGAGAGCGCCGTAGCCAGCAGCAGTCGTTCATGCTCCGGGCGATACTCCTGCATCACCTCGGTCAACTCGTAGTTCATATCCTCCTGAACCCGCGCCGCCGATTGTTTCTTGTCAGGAGTCTCCTTACCGATAATCTTGGTACGCACAGGGCCAGCGGAGGGGAAAGTCTCCATGATCAAGTCGGATTGAAACTTGACCGCCGCTTCCATCAGCAAGGGATGGTAGACGCCGCTGGCTCCCGGCCACGGCTCAGACCGATCTTCGTACTTGAGGCCAAGCAGCTTCAACCCCTTGATGTAGATCTCAAGCCAGTCCTTGCGACCGTTCATGTCCTCGGTCACGTCAGCCATCAAGTCGTAAGCCAAAGACGCAAGACTCGACTCAGGCATTTCTTCCGCGATATTGGCATCGAACGCAGGTTCGCTATGCCCCATGTGGATGTCCAACGGGCCAGCGTGGATGTTGACCTCTTCCGGATCAACGATCTCAATGGTCAACGGTTCAGCATCGTCTGTGAGACTGGCAAGACCTGATGGAGCTTGGCCGATGGATTTATCAATGCTCATATCATTTTCCTATCGTGGGTCGTGCGCTCTACGGCACCACCGCGTTTGTAATTTCTATTTGGGTCGAATTTGGGTTCCATATCACCGGGCATTCCCGAACTAACCGGGCCGGGATCGCTTCCGACAAAATTCAAAAATGGAAATTTATTGCGTTCTTCCAGCATCGTTTTTGGCAGAACACCTTTGGAAGTTTCAACTTCATTACCGGTTATGTAGTCAATCGGATGCGTAGTGAGCTTGTCCCACGTACCCGGCTCTTCGCCTTTGGCAAAACTCTGATTATAGAGTTTGTGAGTGTCCACAAAATCCGAATTCCCCCATTTGTATTCCGGAACCACTCTAAGCATGGAAGACTTAGTGTCTTCAAGAACCCTGCTTTCCTTATCAGCAAACGAATCTTTGTTGCTGTACTTGTTTGGGTTTTGTGCTACAAAATAATTGTGGTAGAAAGCGTTTATGTTCGATTGATATTGAGGAGCAGAATTAGAACCCATGATGTCGTGGATTCTATTAATGTACTCGTTGGTTATCGCGTTGTGCCTAGCTTCGTGGGCAAAAGTCTGCGGACTCGCCCCGCTTCCAATGCCTAAAATGTTCGTACTAGGCTTTTCAAATTTTTCGTATTGGGCTTCGGAGATCGCATAATCCCTAGGCACAAGTTTTAATTTTTGTTCAAATGTAGGTGGAACTAATTTTTTATTAGCGTCGGGGGCGTTTTGAAAATTGACCCCTAACGTACTGTAGTAGACATCAGGGTCGCCTACGTTCACCATCCGAGAAGTGTCTACAAGATTTTGTTCTGAAGGCATCAGCTTGGAACGTATCTTTGCCGCTGCTTCCGGATCCTTGTTAACGTCCACCCTTCCCATCCAAGGGTAATATTGCATCAATGTGCGTATGCCTGATTCCATCAGTAATACCCTCTGTGCCTTTTCGACTTGAACCACTGCACTGGTTCTGGCTGGTCTGTTGGTAGTTTGATAAACCCACCCTGACGGAACCGCAGCAGTGCAAGCGACGTAGAGTCAACTAAGTCGTCGTTCTTGCCAGCCGGGAAATCATTACATTCTTCAATGACTTCTCTAGCCCACCGTCTGTCAGGTGCCCAGACAATACCTGATCTAAACAAGTCCGTCACCGCGTTTACACGCGAAATCTTGTCTTGGCCCTTGCCCGGTGTGAACTCCATAATCGGAACGCCCATACGACGCATCTCTTGGTAGAGCGCCGAGCCGCTGGATTTCTTTTCAACGATGAAGCTATCTGGACTCCATTCTTGGTACTGCTCCAGCACCATCTCCTTCAGCTCCGGGTACTCCATCCGTTCCTTGATGGCGTTCAGCAAGATAATGTTCTGGTTCTTGGTCTCTTCGTTGAAGAACACCCCCCACGTAGTCAGGGCGTTGTAGTCGGCACGGGTGTTCTTTTCTTGTGCGGAGTCGAGTGCCATGATGATGAATTCGCAGTGTGGCGGATCGTCTTGCTCCCAGACGTTCCACCACTCTCTCTTTATAAGAGCGCCTTCCTCTGCCGTTGGCTCCTGCATGTACTGGGCTTGCCAGTATCGCGGATCCATATCGGCTTTCTTGGAGAGCAACTCTTCCAAAGGCCAGAACTCAGGCCAAAGGGGCTGACCATTTAAAATGGCAGGGAACTCAATAACTTCCCACTCCGCAGAGTCGTCGTTACGGGTCATGTGGTCGATGATCTGACCGGTCAGGTCGAGCTTTGACCAGCGCGTCATCACAACGATGATCGCGCCCCCCGGCATCAGTCGTTGGATTGGGCCTGACTGGAACCATTCCCACGCGGGTTCAAACACGTGTGGTACACCTTGTTTGGCTTCCTGCTCGGAGTGTGGGTCATCAATAATGAACAGATCGGCACCACGACCAGCCAAAGCACCACCCACACCAATAGCAAAATACTCTCCGTTAAAGTTGGTACCCCACCGAGAGGCGCTCTTGCTATCTGCTTGTAGCTCGACCTGCGGAAAGATGTCATGGTATAGGTCGCTCCCTACAAGGTTACGGACACGTCGGCCGAAATTTACTGCAAGATCAGCAGTATGCGAGGCCATGATCACTTTCTTCTGAGGATACTTGCCAAGGAACCACGCCGGGGCAAGGTAGGAGATCATCTCGCTCTTGCCATGACGCGGTGCGATGTTAACGATGACCCGTTTTTTAGCCCCAGAGGCAATTTCTTCAAAAATTCTGGCTAATTTCCGATGGTGTGGCCCCACCATATAGCCCGGATAAACGTGCTTAATGAAGCTCAAAAAGTCGTCTTTTGCCTTCGTTTTGGTCGTTTCTTTGTAGTATTTGACCAATAAATCGGCAGTTTTACGCTTCTGGGCGTCTGGCATAGACGGAAGCGCAGCACGGAGCTTGGCAAGGTTCTCAGGCGTCAGTTTGAGGGCTGTACTCAACCTGCGGCTCCTCCATAACGGTGTATTCGATGTTATCAAGCACCGTGAGCAGTTCGCGTTCTACTTCTTCAATCGGCAGCACTTTAAGAGTGGTTTCACTGCGCTTTTTGAAGGCATCTACACCATCTACTTCGCCCAAACTACGGAGTGCAGTAAGTCTGTCCTTGGTCGTTTGGGCATGTTCTACCTCATAGACCAGCTTGTTGATGACGTACATCTTCAATTCAGCAAGGTCATCGACCAACATGCAGTTTGACTGCTGAACCATCCCAGCCAGATAGGCCATCACTTCGTTCGGGTAACGGGCGTACTCAGGCCGTAGCTTGGGGTTGGCAGTCATTTCTTTAGCCAACTCAATTGCTTGGGCTTGATGTTCGGCAGAGGGAGAGATGGGAGTGCCGGTTAGATCGGCCAACAATTTCATCGTGTTGACCCGCATCTCAAGTTCTTCATGCGGAGTCAGGTCGGGCATGGCTTCCGTGGCTTTTTTGGGCAACGGAATGTCTTCATCTATGTCAGGCATGTACGACATGCAATGCCTTGCAAGGGTTTGGATTTATACAATATATACGATTTCTATTGGTATGGAACCATTTTAGTGACGGGGGGGTGTTTTTATATACAGGGGGGTGGGGGTCTATTTGGGAAATGATGGGGTGATTTGTGCGTTTCCAAGTGTAAGCGCACTTCGTAGGTACCTTATCACTTCGTGGGGGGCACCTACCCGGTGGCTTCGATATACCGATTGCCGCGCCTAACAGGTAGCTTCGACAATCAATATTAGCAGCGTTAGCCAGCCCTTCGATAAAAAACTAAGCCAGCCCAAGCCAGCCTATCATCTAGACAACTAAGCCAGCTTTGAATTTTATATGGCGAGACCGTGAAAGACTCGCTGCGCTCGGGTCTCGCTTTCGCCGTCCCGGCGAGGAAAAGAATAAATGTGCTTCGCGGGTTTATGTCGTGTCCTGCGTCCGCAGGACGACGACGTTTACCGCTGCCGCGTAGCTTCGATTAAACAAAACATCGCCCAACTCGATCAACATTAATTGACATGGTGGCATTGGTTTGGCATCAAAAGAAAGCGGAAAAGCGCAGGGTGCTGTCCTTTCGGACAGCACCCTGTGCAGCTACTTACGTCTGATAGCGAGAAGCCCGAAGGCTAAAACGATCATCAGCAGTAGGATTGGAAGTTGACTCACTTCTGAGCACCTAACCCAAGCACCATCGCCAACTGAGCTACGGCCTTCTTGAAGGAAGTTTCGTCCTTAACGGGGAACTCTTCGGTCTTGAGAGTGTCTCGCAAGTTAGAGACTTTCTTCATCAGGTCATTAAATTTGGCACCAAAGTCTTGTGCTTTGGTAACGCCTGACCGAGGCTTCTTGGGCTTCAGTCGGCTGAACGTCTGACGCTCTGCACCGAGCATCAGAGTCCGAACAGGCTCGACGCAAGACTCAAAGATGGTCTTGTCGTCGTGCCTGAATTTGGCGCGAGGGTCAGCAATCGCTCCAGTCACCGTGAAGCAGGGGAATTTAACCGGGTCGATCTCGACCTTCCCCGACTGCTGCCTCCAAACTAGCTCGCCAGCGTCGTCTGGAGTTTTGTAGTACGAGATGGTGTATTCCGGGCGACCTACAAGACGGTTCAAGGTCAAGTCCCGGCAGAACTTCCGAAACTCCTTGAACGTGTCGCAAGTCTCATCGACCCAACCATCCTTACCCTTCGGCAGCAGGTTGTAGAAGGTCTTGAACTGCTGCTGGATCGGACGCAACGCTTTGATATTGTCCGCTGTCAGATCAGTAGCTGCTGAGACCGTTTTCGTTAGAGCGTAAATCTGCTCGTCGCTAAAAGTATTCTGCATAGTCTCGCTGAGAATCGACATATAGCCTCCAAATAAGCGAAGCGAAATTGCCCCGCTCATCAACTATACACGTTTACACGATTGAATAGTTAAAACTTTTTTACCGTTCGGAAAAAAAATTTTTTGCTTCGCAAAAAATTTTTAAGTAAGAAAGATCAGGCCAGGTCTGACGAACTGGCCTTCACAAGAAAGATTCGGCTAGGTCTGGCGACCTAGCCTTCATAAGGAAATGTGCTACGCGATTGTTATGTTCGTGCAGGAAGCGCTCGGCAAGCTCGCGCCATAAAGATGCACTCACAAGACCAAGAACAAAAGGAGTTCGCAAAGCCTCACGACTGCATCCGGAGGCGAGAGGGCTTCGCCCCCTCGCGCTCCCCCGCGTCTTCGCTGCGCTCAGCCGCGTTCCCTCGCTCGCAAAGCCTCGCTCGGGAACTGGCTTCGGGCGGGTGCGAGCATCGTAGCGTTACGCGCGTAACGCTGAATTGTTTGCGTGGAGTCCCTGTGGGCACCGTGCATCGCGCAACATCGTTTAAACTGGCCGATTCTGAAGAACCCACGTCATATCGCGCGAGTTTAAATGGTGTTGGGTGTGGGCATCGTTACGCCCCGTAACGTCATTTAAACTGACAGATTCTGATAACCCCTCATCATATTTTGTTAGTTTAAACCATGTTGGGTATCGGCACGAAAACGGCTCTAAACAAGTGCGTTACGACGTGTAACGCGGTTTTGTTCCAATTTGTTCCAGCCAAGTTCCATTTGTTCCAAGAAATTTTTGCGCTTGGAACAGGATTTTCTTAATAGAATCATATGGTTAAGTCATTTGTTCCATTGTTCCAAGTGGAATTACAAGAATACCCCCCCTACGGAGTAAAAACGGGGAGAGGGAAAAGGGGACGGCAGGGGTCAGGTAAGCAAAAGTGGTCTGGGGAAACCGACCCTCTATTTTCTAAAAAAGTGGAACATTGGAACAAATCCGTATAACTCTCCTATATATATATATATTATTTAAAAAATAATAATAATAACTCCTTAAAAATCAATGCTTCCCTCCCAAATTGGACGTATTTTTAACGTCCACATTTAGTGACGTACCCGTGTTCCAAAACCCATTTTTTTCTTGGAACAAGCTGGAACACGTGGAACAAAACTGGAACTGACCCCTAATCAAGTGCTGGATTCATATGTAAAGATATGCTATAATATCTCTTAGATGAGGGAAGATGTAGGTTGAATGGTTTATATGGTTCGACACAATTTAGCGTTACAGCCCGTAACGCCACAACTCGGAGGTTCTATGGACTACAAGGCCAGATGCGAAGCGTTCTACAAAGCCATGCAGATGGAGAGCAACACTCTGCAATCGCCCACAATCGTATACCGCACTCAGCGTGACGACCGTCACACGATGGACTACGCCAAGCCCAAGCGGCACTACGTGCGCCCCAAGGTGCATCGTGAGATGCGCCTTTCGTTGATGACGTTAACCGACCCGGACAACAACTGATGACCACCACCTGCCGATACTGCGGGGATCATATTTCTCTCGGTAGGCTCGACTTGGGCTATACAACGTGTATGCCATGTGGCGAGCGTGACGCTGTGTCACTCCGCCACACCATCGTGCCGATGCACAAGTCGAACTATGTGGTGGTGACTGATCTGAGTTTACTTGCACAACTGACACGCCCCGGACGGGGCTTAGGAGGCTGACATGACTTACGAGAGTTTGACTGACCGGCAATTTGAGAACTACCTACGCCTGTGCGGATACCTGTGCGACGGCTACGTGCCGCATGAGATGTCTCAGCGACGTGACGCGCTGCTCAAGGCATGGGGCGACGATCCTGACGCGCTGTTCATTACACGGTTCAAGCCGTTGATGGACATTGACGTGGCACGCAACTACGTCTTGGAGGTGTGACATGGGCTATTACAAATCGCAAATCGTTGAACAGATTGATTTTCTAGACACGTACACAGTTGTCCGAAGATCAAAAGAAACTATTCTTATTGATCGTATCTATCAGGCTGTGACGAGCGTCACAGAAGACTATGACGATCTGATGTGCACACTCAGCCACGTGACTGACTTGTGCGAGGACTATTTCCGCGCCGAGGACGATCCCGATCCGTATGCAGATAGCGAATGGACTGGCGCTCGTTGATGGATACATATGTAAAGGTATGCTATAATATACTCTCAAGTGGGAAATCAACTGGAGGAAACAACAATGATTGATCTGAATAAACCCGAAGTCATCACGTCCTTGGCAACGTCAGGGATACTTGTGCACATCGAAGTCAAAAGCTGGTCTGCCACGAAACAAGACGAAGAGATCTCCGATGAGGTCAACATTGCCAAGAAGGCAGACCGCAACGCGGGTCGGTTCGTCAAGAATCTTTTGGCTGACGTGAAGGAGCATAAGGATTGTTTGCGTGACCGGGCGGCTTGGTACAACTGGATCCAGCGCGAGACATTCCCGTGGGCTGGTGCGTGGCGGTATCTGCCGAACCCTCGCATACCGCAGTTCATGCGTGACTACGCGTCACGCAAACAACACACGGAGAAGCTGGTGGACGACCTGATCGCGGCGCTGCCCACAGCCATATCTAACATGGCGTTTACGTTGGGTGACGCGTTCAAGCGCGAGGACTATCCGACGGACGAAGAGGTGCGGAGCAAGTATGGCGTGACGTTGTTCACGAACGAAGTACCGGTGGGTGACTTCCGTAACAAGCTGGCTAATGATCTTGCAGATGATCTTCAGAAGCACTACACACAGCAAGCTCAACGGTGGGCGCAGGACATCGCCAACAAACAAGTAGAACAGCTTGTCGATCTCATGCAGCGCATATCCAAGTGTTGCGAAGTCGAGACGGTGATCGACCCAGAGAAGGGCGTGAAGGTGGTGCGGCGCAAGCTGTATGACTCGACTATCGAACGTGCGTTGGAGTTGTGCGATACGTTCAAGGACTTCAACATCATGAACGACGGCAAGCTGGAGGCTGCGCGGGCATCACTACAGAGTGTGTTGCGTGGCGTAAACATTGAAGCGTTGAAGCAGTCAGACTCAATGCGAACCCAAGTCAAGACAGAAGTCGATGACATCCTGTCTAAGTTTGGAATGGTTTGATTAACAACTAGGAGGTTCTATGTCTCAGATAAATACTTACCCGATGATCTCGCTGACCGAGGCGAGCGCTGCCGTGATGCTCTACGGTGTTGACATCACCCCGACATTTATATCCGAGCCGGGAGTCGGCAAGACGACTGTGCTCAGACAGACTGCCATCAACAACGGAGACAAGTGGCGTCGTCCCGGCGACTACTTCCCTGATGACAAGTATGTCTACGTTTACTTTGACTGTTCATCGCGTGACTTGCCCGACGTGATGATGGGCGTGCCTGTTCATGAACACAAGACCATTGAAGGCTATGTCAATGAAGTGTTCAAGATCAACGACCCGCGACCGAAGGTCATCATGCTCGACGAGATCCGCAAGGCTCCGAAGATCTTGCAGTTGATCTTCTCGCGGTTGAAGCTGGAGCGTTACGTCGGTGACAACCGTTTGCCTGATGGGTCGGTTGTGTTCTGTACGAGTAACAATGCGTCGGATGGTGTGGGCGACAACACGCAAGCGCATGACGTGAATCGTGAGCAGTACTACAAGGTGATGAAGCCGAACCACAAGCAGTGCGCGGTGTGGGGTGGCAACAATGGCGTTGACCCTCTGCTGATCGGTTGGGCGATCATGAACCCGAAGGCGTTCGCATCGTATATGACTTGCACGACTGAGGAACTAAATACCAATCCGTATATATTCAACCCGAACAAACCCGTGCAGCCGTTCCTGTCTCCACGGTCATGGGCGAAGTGCACGTCGGCTGTACGTAACCGACACATCGCTGGTGAGAATCTTACGCGAGCGGCGCTGTGCGGTACGGTCGGTCAGGCTGCGGGTGATTCGATCATGTCGTATCTGTCGCTGAGTGCTGACCTACACAAGTTCGATGACATCATCGCAGACCCAGATAACTTATCCATGCCTGAGAAGACAGCAGCCATCGTGCAGATCGTTGTCAATGGTGTTAACAGCATAGAGACGCAAGATCAACTCAGCAGGTTCATCCGTTACATCAAGCGGTGCAGACACGCTGAACTACAGTCACTGTTCTTCACGATGGTAGCGAAGAACGACAAGACTAAGATGCTTGCCAATGGCAACCCAGACGTACAGTCATGGATGGTGAGCAACAAGAACTACGAGCTATTAATCTAAGGAGGTTCACATGAGCGCAGTGTTTGATCTAATGGAGGACACCGAGACTCTGGAGCGAAGGCTGACCAAGGCACACATTGTCTTGATCACCAATCCAGAGACAAGGTTCTTTGCGAGTACCGTGTTGTTGGGTGAGTCTAAGATCGTAGACGATCATCCCACGGCATACACCAATGGGCGTGACAAGTATTACGGTCGTAAGTTCATGTCCACGCTGACTCAACCACAAATGATTGGTGTGGTGTTGCACGAGAACCTGCATGTGCTGCTGAAGCACATCATGCGTCACGAAGACTTGTTTGAAGAAGATGCACAGCTTGCCAACGCGGCGATGGACTACGTGGTCAATGCGATCATCACCAAGGTCAAGGGCTATGGTGACTGGATCGACTTGCCCAAAGATCCGAAGCCGTTGTTCGATCCCAAGTTCCATGACTGGGCGGTGCGTGATGTATATAACTTCTTGAAGAAAGGACGGAACAATCCGAAGCCGCCACCGCCGCCGAGTAATCCTACAGACGGCAAGAGTCAGGACAATGGTCTGCCTACTGAACCTAGTCAAGGTACTCCAGATGAACAAGTGAGTGACGAGGGTAACGAAGGTAATCAACCCGGCTCTGTAGAAGTAGACGGTGATGAGTACGATGTAACATCAATGGATGAACATGATGTTGACCACGCTGCTGACATGACCAAGGAACAGATAGAAGATCTTACCAAGGAGATTGACGAGGCGATCCATCAAGCCACGACACTGGCGGGTGCGCTTGGTATGGACTTGCCACGAGCGATCCAGCAAGCGGTTGAACCAGAGACAGATTGGCGTGAAGAACTAATGGAGTTCTTTACATCATCCATGCGAGGCAACGAAGAGAGTTCGTGGCGTAGATACGACATGCGTCGTCTGTCTATTGGAGACTATTTGCCGTCGAAGCACAACGAGACGTTGACGGAACTGGTATTGGCGATTGACGCAAGCGGGTCGATGCACGGCAAACTATTTGATATCGCGTGTGCTGCCGTGGTCAATGCGTGCATCACGTTGAAGCCGGACAAGGTTCGCGTGTTGTTCTGGGATACAACAGTCTGTGCGGAACAGATCTTTGAAGGTGACTATGAGTCAATGAAAGATATGCTCAAGCCACGTGGTGGCGGGGGTACTCGCGCAGCGTGTGTGCCTGAGTATCTTGTGAGTAACAACATCAAGCCCGAGTGTGTCGTGGTCATTACTGACGGTTACTTGGAACACAACATCACGTGGCATACATATATTCCCACCGTGTGGTTGGTGCTGGAGAATGAATCGTTTATACCACCGAAAGGTCGGCGCGTGAAAGTCAAGTCGTAAGGAGGCTGTTATGGAAGAAGCTATGTTAGACCCGAAGAGTACTGCACCGTTTTACCCGAACATGATCAATGAAGAAGATCAGTTGTTATTTAAGAAGTCTTGGATGTGGCCCATGGTACTGACGTTTAACCATGAGGTAGGACTGTATGTATCAAGGATATTTGCGCGTGACATAAATAACGTCCCGAAGTCTTTTGACATGATTGATCATCAGGGCTTCAATGGCGTTCAAGTTGTTCAGTATCAAGATGGTGAAGAGACAAAGATCAAAGTCTATGTTAAATCCAATGCTGACTGTGATACCGAGCCGTATCTACTGTTTGACACCAACAACATTCGCTATGCGCTATCCAGAATCAAGAAGAACATGCAGGAGAGCAGTATTACTAATGAAGATGGCAGCTCACTGCAATGGGTCAAAGCTAGAGGCTGGCTGACAATTTCTAAGATTGTTCACAACTTGTTTTATAACTATATAAATACTCAAACGGAATTCGACAGTTTACATCACAAATACATGTGGACATCCAACAGCGGAACGATTGAGTACACAACCAAGCTGACGATGGGGGCGATTACCAAAGAGGATATTCCCACTGAAGTGAAGGGACGTATCGAAGCCGTGTATCAAGACTACTTAGAGAACATGGAGAAACAACAAAGGTATCTGGAGCAGACCGAGAGAATCTTTGGACGCGAGAAGTGGCTGGTGGGTTTCCCCGGCGAAGGCCAACAGGTACTGGTAGGTAGTATCAACACTTCAAAGATGATTAGCGAACTGAAGAAATGTATGGACACTGGCCAAGACTATAATTTTTCAGGAATGACCACCGAGTATCTGATGCGTAGATACAAGTCTATAGATCATGTAAGTTCCGATATCAAAGATTCGCTACAGGCAACCATGACGTTCAACAAGTATGCAATCGGTGCAAATCCTAAGATCCGATACAAAGATACCAAGAGCATCATTCCAGTTCTAGAAGATTCATGGAATACGTATGTACCATTCTATGAGATCAATGCGTGTGTGTTTAAACGCACAACATCGGAAGGGTATAGCTGGTACTTGTTTGATAGGAAGTAATCATGGCTTTCAAAGAATACTGGAAATGCTTTGAGGATAAAAAATGATAGACGACACAAGCCATATACTTGTTATCCATGTAATAAACGAAAACGAATACAGCATCGTCATGCCGCATAACCACGGTAACTTGAGATTGTTTTACAAGCTGGATAATTTGCCTGACGAACTAAAAACCAAAATTGCTTTGATCAAGGCGAGTGGTAAGCATGTGACTGATTCGTTTGAATACGAGCCAGTAGGCCGCATGTCGTTTGATGAGAAAATTTATTACGTGAGAGTAGCCAAGGATTACCCAGACAAACTTATGGAGATGTTCAATGACACCGGAAGCAAAAGTAAAAAAGAAAGTGAAAGAGTTCCTTAAATCTGTTGATGCTTATTACGTCATGCCCATTGGAACTGGCTTCGGAAATTCTGGTGCGCCAGATTTTATTGCTTGCGTAAGGGGAAGGTTTATTGGTATAGAGTGCAAGGCTAATGGCAATCGTGTCACTGCGCTTCAGCAAGACAATCTCGACAGGATTGAACAGAGCGGTGGCTACGCATTCGTAGTTGATGAAATCAACGTGACTGATGTCACGCAACGGATAAAGGAGATGTTCAAATGATAAGTGCTTACGACACAATGTTTTGGATGGTTGTAATCTCTACGATTACGTGTTCGGTGGCTATGATAGCGTATGCGATTGTTTGGATAATGGAGTTCACCCATGCAATCAAAAAGCGACGCATCAGAAACCAAGCGGTCAAATTCGCCATCGGACGTTTCTAAGAAAGCCAAGAAAAAGGGAGTGCATAAACACCCCCATCCTTGGAGAGTATTACCACCAGTGTGGGGTAAGAAATGAAAACCCAGATAGAAGGTTACTCAGATTTAGGAAGCCACTTGAAACGTGTCTTCGGATACATCGACGTGGAAGAGATTGTTTCCGGACAGTCATCCATCGCAAATACAGTTACGGAGGTTACTACAATGAACAATCAAGTTACTGATTCGACGGCATTTGAAATCGCCACACTCGCGCTCATGAATCAGCGCGTCTACAAACGTGAAGCAGAAGAATTGCGAACAAAGGTCTCTCTGCTTGAAGCGGAGATCATCAGGCTTAGGGCTGATAACAGCAAGCTGGCTACCGAGTCCTACGAAAAAGCTGGTGCGATAGACAAGCTGAACTGGCTGATTCAGAAGCAAGCGGCACGAATGGCTAAAGATGGAAATAAGTAATGGACAGGCATCCGTTTGAAGCATATCGCCCGTTGCTATGGATCCTACTATTGATGCTGTTCATAGAGGTTTACTGTTTCATATCATGGTGGACAAAATGAACGAAGCAGATTTCAAAATGCTGGCTGGCGAGTCTATCTTTGGCATAGCAGATGATCTGCTCAAGTCACAACGAGACATGATTGAGCGACAGAACGAATTAATTATTCGTTTGATGGATCGTATTGATTGGCTAGAGAAGTCACAGTCGATGTCCGCAGGGATCAAGGGGGCGCTATGACCGACGTGCTTATCTCAATCAAAGAACTTGAAGAGATGCGCCGCACGATTGATCAGTTGCGCGAACGATACGCAACGGATCTTGAAGCGTGGCGCGAGAACAATCGCTATCACGCGGCTGAGATCGAACGATTGAAAGAAATCATCCGCGCACGGGAGAATGAGGTATGAACAATCTAATTAAAGAACTTGCTGAACAAGCTGGGTTTGGTTGGGATGATAAATATCATTGGTATGTGGGCAGTCGCCAGATGGAAAAGTTCGCCGCCCTTGTTGCTGCCCATGAGCGTGAGGCGTGGATGAGGTATGAACAATCTAATTAAAGAGCTTGCTATGAGGGATAAATGATATGGCAGCAGCAGATTATAGACTTTGTGATGTTTATTATAGACTTTGTGATGTTTGTGATCAAAAAGTCTTCTACGACGTTAATCTTAATTACAATCAAGGCAAATCCGAATGGAGTGATGTTCCACCATTTAAGAACTGCGGTGAAAATCAATACACTCA